AAATTCTATAAAACTTATAAAAACTATAAAACTTTTGTTGTTTATACTACGCTTTTTTAAAAACTTAACACTTATTTGCAAAATATATCAACAACCCGCCATCAAAATAACCAAAAATCCCAAACCCACAACACCAAACACAAGAAAAATACAAAACATATCACAAAACAAACCCAATCATGCCACCCTCGCAACATATCAACACTCTCAATGCAATACAAAATAACATATAGAAATATATAAAGTATCGTAAAGTTGACTGCCACAAAAAATGAGCTTTCCATTGTTTTATAAGGGTTATTAGGGTTGACTTGTATTCAATTATAGAGTATAATGTGTTTTTATTTGTATTTTTATCGCGCCGCGCAGACCCTAACAAATAAACAAAAACCAAATAAAACTAAATAAACCAATAAATATTGATGATAAACGCCTATACTATTCTTGTCTATCTACTCTATTATATCTCTACTGTATTCTTCTTTATTTCTCTTGTGTTTAAAGGGGGTATAGGTTATTTAAAGTTATTTAAAAACAATTAAAATAGTCTTTATTTATTTCTATAATCTTACTACCTATACCCTCTCTATTTGGTCATATTGTCTTTCCTATATTTCTCTAACATTAAATACTTAAAAAAGTCAAGTAAACATGCAAGTAATAAGGAAAAGTATATTTAATATATTACTTACGAATTACCTTTAAATTAATTACTTCTTCTTCTAAGCCGCATTGATGACGGGCGATTATCTTTCCGCCGCTTTGACGGTTGTTAATCCTTGCCATATCAAAGGATGAGGTATCATTCGGGCGGTCAAGATCAGTAGAGTAACTACCTACCCAGCGATCTTTTTTGTCATAAACGTCATAGCGTATTATTTTTGTTTTCATAAATTATAATGATTTGTTTTAAATTGTTTTAAATTGTTTTAAATTGGAATGAATTAATCTTATTGATAAACCAAGGTCTTGCTGTATTAGCTACCTCTGAACCAATATCTTTTTTGCATAAATTGTTGTGAGCCAAGGCATCACCCTCTTCGGAAATAATATCCTTAAAAATCCAACCCATTAATTCTCCTATTTGTTTTGTTGTCATATTACCCTCACCGTATTCTTGTTCGATTACTCCCCAGCATTGCTCTAGGCGATCTTCTGTGACAACTTGTTTAACAAAATCTTTAATGTTGGCGGCTTTAATTGGATCAACGGAAGGTCTTTTAGAACCGCCGTGAGCAGAATGTTTTTCTCCCTTCGATTTAAACGAAGAATTGAATGGATGTCTATTTGAAAAAACAACGCCTTCACCAAGAAACACATCCCTATCAACGCATTTTTCTGGACACTCAGCTTCAAGCATGGCTTTAGCAACTGGACAACACTTTTCTACTTCATCTATAATATTGTTTATTTCTTTGATTGCTAGTTCTGGATGATTAAGATCAACTGTTACCTCGTATTGTTTATAGTCTCTAATGTTATAACACTTGTTAGAATGATCTCTAAATTCATCCAAATCACAGGGATCTAGGTAACATCCTTTTTCTGGACTAAAAGCCTCAAAAACAACAAATCTTTTAGACAGTTCTGAAATGGCGACATTCTTCTGTATGCCTTCTCCTACCCATTCACCAAATACAACAACTTCAGTGATACCTGCTTTTTCGCATACTTTCCTGCATGAATATTTATAAAAGTCTTGAAACGCCCGAATATATTCCGTGAAACCGAAATGTCCAAAATCTTGGGTTAAATAAGATGTTCTTTTTTGAGGAGTTATTTCGTTTGTGACAAAGTCGTAATGAATTCCAGCATTTGTCCCATGTAATTTAACAGTTCCTTTGAAAACAACGGTGGGCAAACATCTTGTTTCATCGTAAATAGATTCGCCGTTTTCATCTTTACCAACGTATTGACTCTGCGATTTAATTGATACAATTGAATCTTTGAATTGACCTATTTTTTTAAATTTTTTAAATTTCATATTCTTTTATCTATTATTGGGGTAAGCAATAAGTCTGATTCATATACGCAGACCTTAGATGCCTTTAGGGATTCTTTCTTCGGCTCTTTAAAAGTAACAAGTTTTGATTGTTTTATATACAGCCCATTATTCCAATCTTCTGTCATAACAACTAAACATAAATAATCATCAGAATGTTTTTCGGTTGTTATCTTGTCTTGCTTTTGGAATACCCATGAGACGGGGAATCTTGGATTTACAAAATGACTTTTAACATGGAGATTAACACCATCACTCACCAAATCAGCATCAAAACTTTTATGGTGTTTATTGTATATTTCAAGATCGGGCATTGATACACTCTTTCCTCTACTAACCAAGTAATTATAAACCATGTATTCCGCCACTTTACCCCTGTATATGTCTAACTTGATTTTTTCAAGGTCGATCTGGTTTCGTCTTGCATATTCATCGGCAGAAGATCCAGCAGAATAATCGGCAAAAAGCTGACATCTTTTTAATGTATAAGAATCGGGCTTTTCTAATTTAATCTGTTTCATAAAGGTAGGGGAAAGTAGCGAAATACTACAAAAAGGTCAATCACTAAGTTTCATTGTAACCGTAGGCGAGGTAGTAGCACTAGGTTGAGCTTGAATTACGCGCTTTGTGTCAACGACTTCAATATTCATACTCTCAAGCCAAACCCTACTAACGGGGATGCATTGATGTTCGCCAATAAAATCCTTGAGTTGACTCATGGTTAAATTGGTAAAACTTTTACCACCTTTGGGACGACCTCGACCGCGTTTCTGTTGTTTCTCTATCATGTTTTTCATTTGTTGCATGTTAATTAAATATATACGAATACTATCCAAGACGCGACAAGCAAGACTTCTGTTGAGGATTAACAGCGACAAGGCTTTCATCTTCCTCTATAATATCAGCTTTACGAAACAGGTCATCAAAAATGTGTGGTCTTGAACCCAAATCACAAGTAACAGTTTCGTAACGCTCGCCTCCTATTTCAATTGCGATAACCATTGTATCGTCTTCGTTGTTGTCGTTCATGGGTATTATTTTAGTAGCTTTTGATGTTTTAGTCAATAGTAAAATTGATTTTATATTAAAATTAATTCATTTATATCTAAAATTCGACTTTCACAACCATGCTCTTTAGGACTGTTGAGGATTGCCGAAATGTGAAAATGCCCACAGTAATGTTTATTTGGTTGACAATGGTCGATTAAAAGATCATGATCTTTACGCTCTTTAACTAAATCGTCCCAAAGAGATTCATCTTTATTTAAATAAGTTTCGATAAAACATTTCCGAGCGTTAAAAAGATAAGAGGGTGCAGAATGCGTGATAAGAACATCGCACTTCTCCGCTAAAAACAAGTCTAGGTTAAAAATTTCATCACGCCACCAACTTACATCTTCAAGTCGATGGACGCGATCAATACTTACAGCACCCCCAACGAATTGAAACTTACGACCAAAAATGTTTTTTACGGTATAATCCTTTAAGAAGCTCATGTTAGAAAAATTATAATCACCTTGAAAGTATTCGGGGTCATCGTGATTTCCTCTGATGCCCATGAACTCTATATTACGATCCTTCAATAATTCATTAACAGAAGAAAGTTTTTCTTGTTGTTTATAAAACGTTCCAAATCCAATACCGATGTCACCGACCGATATAATAACGCAATCGCGCAAATCAAAAGTTTTTATATTTTGAATGGTATGTTTCCATTCGCCATGTATATCCCCTAATGCATATATTGAGTTATTATTTGTCATAGAATTATAGAATTTGTTTTAGTTTATCTACCTTGACCCCTGTATTTCTTTTTATACAGCTTTGAGCTTTTCAGATTAGAAGTTTTTGTTTTGGCGTGAATGCCTTTATTTTTTATCTTTTTAGTTTTTTCTTTTGATGTTGTTTGTTTTTTCATAAATTACTTTGTTTGCTCATATGGAGCAGTTAAATCTTTTTTGGAGAAAAGTCTGTTGTATTGATGCCATTTATTAAAATGATCATGAAGGGTTGATATTTGTTTCACATCAAAGTCGTTGTCCATCATCATCAGAGGAAATTGTGTCCCTAAAACACATCCAGATTCTTGATCTATAACATAACGAATTTTGCCAAAACAAGAAGCGTAAAAATAGTTTTTGGATGTTTCGTAAATAGGAAAGCATTCACCTTCTCTAAAGGCAACTAAATCACGACAAAGAGTTGCATTGTCTTTGTCGTGATCAGATACCATAACCTGTATAGTTTTTTTCATTTTAGTCTTTGACAAAAACGCCGTCAACCATATTACCTGTCCTACCCTTGATTTCGTTATAAGCAAGCAAAAGACAATCGTCAATATCTACTCGGAAAATAGAAGCCAACATAATAAGAGTAACAATTGTATCTCCAATCCCGTCCTGAATTTCATCCATAAACTCACTTTTTGGATTGAGTAGATAACTTACCACATTATCTCTTGTCTCAAGAATTTCTTCAAATGTCTTGTCTAGTTGTTTTAGTGGATTTGCGTTTTTTCCAAGTATGCCTTTTTCATAGCCCCATTCAATTATATTTAATTTAAGTTCTTCGTGTTCCATGGAATTGATTATTCATGCTTTGATGGTTTTGTCAATAGGTTTATACCAATTAGGCGCAGTATTTAATCGCCAATTAGCAAATCGAGATTTGTCATGGTTGTAATATTCCCTGTATTTCTCCACGGCAGACAAAGAATCAAAATTAGGGAGACTGCGACAAAGACTATCGTCGGAAATGGCAATGGCAAAATCTGTTAGTTCTCCCATAGGGATCAAATTACTAAGACGAGCTAATTGCATGATCTTAGGCTCACAAGAATGAACTTTACCATACCTCTCTGTATATTCGGCACAAAGAGAAATACCCAACTCGCACAGCCATAAGAAGTTTTTGCGAGTATCGCCACACCAGACGGTGCAGGGGTGATAATGATAACCACCACGGTAAGGCTTGCCAGAGGCTGTCAGCGGCATCTGAGAGGGCAACGCGCCGTGACGAATAACAGCAGAGCCAAGCATTTGAGCAGTCTCTAAGATCATTTTCACACAATGCTTGTCACAATGATAGGAGGCGGCGATCATGGGCGATTCATCTAAAATAAAAATATTCATATCTAGTATTTAATTTAAAATGAACAAAAAATCAAGCACAAACAAAAAGTTCTTTAGCAAACTTTCTACCCTTTTCTGTCATCTTACGCTTACCATCTAATTCAATAAGACCTTTTCTGATCAAAATGGTTTCGTATTCTTTTTGGATAACAGAACGCTCAAAACCTGTGACACAAGCAAGGTTACCTAAAGTCATACCCTTATTATTCTCACTCAAAGCCTTGAGGATTAATTTCTCAGAGTGGTTGATTCCGTATTTATGCACACCCATAATAGAACAAAAGTTATCCCAATAAGATTGAGTGATATGCTGGCAGTTTTTCGCCGCAACATAAGTATTGATGTCGAGAGCTTTAACCACAGCATCACGAGGGTTGCCACGAAAAGTTTCTTTGATGGAATTTCTAACAGCATAATCAACCGTAACATTATCAAGATTGTTTATAAAGATGTCATAAAGCTCGTCGTAACTATATTCCTCAAAACAAATGTCTCTTAACCTGTCACGCAAAGGTTCTGCTAATTTTTGTTGGTCGGTTGTAGCCATGACTGCACTAATTTTGCGAAAATCAAAGTTGTAAACACCGTCTTCAAACTCAACAGTCCTAACAGGATCATCTTTAACATCAAAAATACTAAGGAAGATTTGTTGCAATGATTTAGGCAAGTTGTGAACCTCGTCAAGAAAGAGCATAGCACCCGATTCTACCCATGTTGGATAAACTTGTTCAAAAAACGCCGCGCTATTACTAATAGTGCTAGCATTAACCTCAAATATCTTGGGTGTAGTCCCATCACTACGACGAAGACCCTTGCGGAAAGTTCTAACAAAGAAGCTTTTGCCCCCTCCCTTACTAGTAACAAGATTTAAAAACGGAAGCCTGTCTGTTTTCTTGTATGCGTCTATATAAAGGCTAAGTGTCTGCTTGACGCTGTTCTGCCCGATTGCTTGATCAAATGTAGAATTAATGTTCACGCCAACTATTATAGTGACGATTTAGATTAAGTCAACAAATTAATTTAATTAAAATTGAATTAAAAATATTAAGGAACAGAACGTTTTTTTGTTGCTTATAAGCATTTTTCACAAAATGAACTCATAAAATGACAATTAAAACAATTTTTAATCATTTTTCAAAAAAAGCCTAGAATTACACCCCTTATTTGCAACTTTTGCGTTTAAACTTGGGACTTTTTAGCGAAAGCACGATGGATCTTATTGAGTTCGCTCGTAATATTTCGCTTTATATTTTTTGTAGTTTAACCATCCACCCATGCGCACAGCAAGATAAATCACATGTCTAGCTAAAAACCCCACACCATAAGCCTCCATGTAGAAAAGGAAAAGTTTATCAGCCTGTTTCCTTGTGTATTCATGAGGAAAGTCTGAACGATAACTAGCATCGTGAAGAATACCAGCATAAATATAATGCGGCGACTTTGAAAAAATACTTTAAAAAATTTTGGGTATGCTCAGACCATCGGAGAGAAACCCCGCGCTAACAACAAAGCGAGAACCCTTGTGACTGAAAAACACCATTTCTTCCATTGACCAGAACATGCGTTCACCACCAATGAAGTCAGTGGATAGTATGTTTCTGGGTAGCGACATTTATTTTGCCACCTCAATTTTAATTCCATTTTTTTCATGAACGGCTTTTGAGGAATCGATTTCCAAATTAGGTTTGCCATCTTCCCCTTCTGTAACTACATATTTAATACCCGTTTTAGGGCTGGTATATGTAGCTTTAAACCCACAAGATGTTAGGTAAAATGCAAAAAAGGAAATAATGGTTGCAAGAATAATTTTGTTTGTTAGATCCATTGTTTTATTGTTTGGGTTGAGGGTTTTGTTTGTAATTTTAATATGTTTGTGCCTAATCAAAGACTGCCTTTATTAAATTACACCCCTTATTTGTAACTTTTGCGTTTAAACTTGGGACTTTTTTGTTACTCAACTGCGTCCAAGGTAACTGTGCCATCTGGATTGATGGTGTAAGTTGGGTTGCTTGCAATAATTTCTGTTATTTCTGCAACCAAATCGTCACGCTTACCTGTGAGTTGACCAATAATAAAAGCAATAAAATCTTCACTTGCTTTAAAAAGCTCACCTGCATCTGTGCCAAGCGCCGCAATCTTTTCTTCTGCCGTATAAACTCCATCAGACCAAACAAGATTATAAGTTTGCATCCAATTGTTAACCATTTGCTCTGGAATGCGAGACGCTTGAACTTTGATTCTTTGAGCTAATTGTTCTACGTTTGGTTTGATTTTTTGTGCGTTAAAGATTGACATAATTTTAATATTTAAATAATTTACTATACCATTTTGCGAAATTTCTGATTTCCTCTGCGATATCTTCGTTTAGAACATCAGACCAATCTGCATTTTTTGGCTTAGTTATACTTGATTTTACACTATGGTTGCCAAAAATACCAAAATAACTATCATTTTCTACGATAGTTTTCTCAATTTTGTTGAAATCGTGTTGATATGTATCTTCACCAATGTATGAATAGAATTTTTGCATTTCTGCGTCAGGGTTGTCGCACAGGTCTTCGTATCGAATAAAAAGAATTTTGTCGTGGATGCCTCTTTCAAAAAGATCGAGCGTTCTCTGTAAAGCAAGACCAACTGGTTGACTATGCAACCAATGATTAACCCTTTGTGATACTGTCATGTTTTCAATTTGGGCGGGATTGTCAATACCTTGTGGGCTGTGGCGATTATTTTCGTAAATACGCTCCATGCTTGCAACGATACTACGCAAATCACGAACCAAACAAATCATTTTTGGTTGTTCACCAAGCCATTGTTCCACCCACTCATAATAATGAGTCCAACCGCGATTCTTGTCGCACACAATAGGCTTATCTGTAATTGCATCGTAATAACCTTCTGCCATTGATTTGTTCATGCTCAAAAAAGCCTCCTGCATCAGTTTCTCATCTTGGCTTTTTACTTCTGGAAGATCATAGTTTGTTCTTGCGCCGAATTGATATTCCAAAAGCGGAGAAGTGACAGAACCGTAAATTCTTGGATTCTGGTTTAAGACACATTGGAAGAGTTCGCTTCCAGAGCGTGGCATACTAGCATTAAATACAAATTGTTTCATTACTATAATATATATTATTAATCACAAAAAATCAATAAAAAAAATATATTTGTGGAGTGCTGAATATTATTATTTTGATTACCCACAATGTTTTGGTTAAAAAAATTAACTCAATCTAAACCTATAAAGAGCACATGCGACAGCCGCTGAGCCGCCTGATCCAGATGTGCATTGAAAATGAAGTGTGTCGCCAGCAGAAATAGCTTGTGATACACTTATTGTAGCAGAAGTGGCGGCAGATAAAGAAACTGTTTGACCTGTCGCTGATCCATTAATATAAAGTTCAATTGTTGCTGTTGTTGCGGCAACAGTGTTGATTGTTAAATCTGTAATAGCGCCGTCTTTTGGCAAACAAATTCGGTTGTTGCTTGACCCTGATGCACTATTACCAAAGGAGAATACAGAACCAACAGTAAGATTTGCGTTTTCCTCTGCCCAAATCAAAGCTTGACCTCCTAAAGCGACCGATTCAATTGCTCCCGCATTGTTGTAATAAAGTTCTACATCTTGACCATTCTTTTGGATAGCAAACATTCCGCGAGCAAGTGTGCCATCGGCTTCACTGCCAGCAGTTGCGCCGCCGTCAGTTGGTGCGCTTGCACTATCTTCGATGGTCATAGCCACTTGACCATTAGGATGCATACGAATAGCACCAGCGCGAGTAGTTGTGCCGCTCCAATAACCAGCCTCAAATGTGTTAGCTACTGTGGTCTTCACACGATTACCAAATGCAGAAGAAGAATCCCCAGAAGCCGTGTTGTAATAACCAAAAGCAGAAGAATAATTTCCAGAAGCTTCGTTGCTATAACCAAATGCAGAAGAATAATCCGCAGAAGCTATATTGGATGTACCAATAACACTAGAAAATTGACCAGAAGCTGTGTTTTCATAACCAAATGCAGAAGAAGAATCCCCAGAAGCCGTGTTGTGATAACCAAAAGCAGAAGTAAGTTCTCCAGAAGCCGTGTTGTTATAACCAAAAGCAGAAGAATAATCCCCAGAAGCATTGTTGGCTCGACCGAAAGCACTAGAACCATATCCAGAAGCTGTGTTGAATTGACCAATAGCACTAGAACCGCCTAAAGAAGCTTCGTTTCGATAACCGAAAGCAGAAGAATAAAACCCAGAAGCCGTGTTGCGATAACCAATAGCAGAAGCAAGTAGTCCAGAAGCTTCGTTGCTATAACCAAAAGCAGAAGCAAGATTTCCAGAAGCTGTGTTCAGTACACCAACAGCCGTAGAAAGATCACCGCAAGAAACCGCCGCAGAGGCACCAGAGATTGCTCCTGTGCTAACATTGATCGTTGCTCCTGTTTGGTTATTTAGAATACCAATTGCAACAGAAGCGTCACCAGTGCTGACAAAGTTGCGGAGACCAAATGCTAAAGAGTTGAGTGTGGATACTGTGTTTCGATAACCAAAAGCAGAAGAATAATTTCCAGAAGCATTGTTCAAATAACCAAAAGCAGAAGTAGATTGACCAGAAGCTGTGTTTTGATAACCGAAAGCAGAAGCATAATATGCAGAAGCTGTGTTGTCTCGACCAAAAGCAGAAGTAACTTCTCCAGAAGCTGTGTTTTGATAACCAATAGCAGAAGAATAATCCCCAGAAGCATTGTTGCCTCGACCGAAAGCACTAGAACCATATGCAGAAGCTGTGTTGTTATAACCAAAAGCAGAAGAAAGGTCGTCAGAAGCTGTGTTGTTATAACCAAAAGCACTTGATCTTGAAAAACCACTTGATGTGTTAAGGCATCCTACTGAGGATGCCGCGAAACCAGAAGCTGTGTTTTGATTACCAAATGCAACAGAAGAATAATTTCCAGAAGCTGTGTTTTGATAACCAAATGCAGAAGAACCACTTCCAGAAGATGTGTTTTGATTACCAAATGCAGAAGAACCACTTCCAGAAGATGTGTTGTCACGACCAACAGCAGAAGAATCACTTCCAGAAGCAACCTGCGTTACAGTATCGTGACTACTTTGAATATCCAAAGCCTCACCACCGCGACTATTTCCAGTAAAATCACCAGCAACAATCGCCGTCCCATCTTTTTTAATCAATAAATTAGAAGGTGTAACGGCGCGAGTTGTATCAGTTGCGGCGTGAGCTTCTGTGTTTGTCGCCAATTCAACATGACCTTTTGTTGTGGTAGTTGCGCTAACAGCAACGTGGTCATCAACGTATTTTTTTGTTGATGGATGATAATCTGCGCTTGGTGTGTATGTTGCAGTTCTGGCGGTATTAAGATAATCGCCAGAATTGAAAGAGGCGATTGTTCCAATATCTGAATCTAATACATAGTTGCCAGTTGCGGCATCAAGAACATTAATAGAGGTTCGCAAATCACCGCTAATTCCAGTGATGTATGTTTGCTGTGCAGTAGAAACGGGCTTGTCTAAATCGCTGGTGTTGTCATTTTTGTCTATAAACAAAGACGCTTTGATTCCGCTGATCTGCCCTGTTGTTGCTGTTGTAAGTTCTATTGACATTGGGTATATTTAAAAAATTAATTTTTATACATCAACAATCATTACACCTCTGTATGCAATTGGGGTTGGTAGACTGATGCGTATAAATGTCTTCACTAGTATTTACACCGCATTATTAAAAATATTTGCTATATTCAAGCATAACGTTCATATCAATTTTTTCGAAGGTTTTTAAAGGTAAAATTTCTTCAGGCATTTTAGACACTAATTTTGAATTCATTAGGTTATTTGTGGAAGACCAGTTATTGGTTAAAAATACATATTGATAAAAATAAAAGTAGGCGTTAGCGTTTTGTGCATATTCCTTGTTGTCAAAAAGGTTGTATTTAGAAGAGAAGTCCAATGCCCTCAATTCACAATCGCGCTCCAATGCTATATACTGTAAAATAGAACGCCAATTCTTCATCTCCCAAGAATCAGAATCCAAAGCCCACCAGAAATCATCTTCACAGTTTGTGTATACTGGGTCTTTTTCGACATCCTGCATAAAATGGCAAAATTCATGCACAAAAACCTCGGTGGAAAGGTCGTTTTTAATAGCGACAACCATTTTTTTAGTGGCATCTTCGTAATAACCACGACACTTGCATCCATCGGCTATTACAGTATTGGATTTTCTGAAATCAAAAATACCGCCGTGTTCGCGGCGGTATTCATCTGCAAAAGTGTAAAAATTCCTAAATTCTTGGCTATAATCTTCTAGATTTAAGTGCTTCACATAGTATTTTACACTTATTTTACATGTATTTAATGAGTTAGACTATGCGCCCATTCTTTTATACCCAATTTCATATCAATGATACCGTCAGATTCATATTCTCTCTGGAATTGTTGAAATTCTTCTTGGTTATCAAAAGAAGTCCAATGAGTCGGTAGGCTTTCATGCTGATCAGATAGATCAAGTATGTAATCAGAAAACTCTGGGCTATTTTCTCCAACCGCGACAACACCGTTTTTAAATAAGAAGGCTTTAATCATAATACGACTGATCGTATCGGTTTTCATTGGTTTGTCAATAAAAAAAGTGTAATAAAAGACATGGTAGAGTATGAGGAAATTAGGAACGAATTAAAAACTGGTGACATAGTTTTATTTGGTGGAAAAAGTTTTGTGAGTTGGTTGATTAAAAAGATAACCAAAAATAAATACTCTCATATAGGAATGGTTTTGAAGATCGAAGGTTTTGATTTTGTCGCTCTTTGGGAAAGCACAACCTTGAATAATACACCCGACATCTTCCAAAAGAAACGTAAAGGAGTGCAAATTATACAACTAAGCAATAGAATAGAAAACTACAAAGGTAGAGTGGCTATTAGGTTGTTGGGGGGATATGATTTTACAGAAAAAGATAATGAGATTATTTCAGAGTTGCGGCGCGAGATTAACGACAAGCCATATGAAAAAAACTTATGGAGTTTAGCTAAATCAGCTATTGACTTATCTTTTTTCGGCAAGAATAAAAAACAAGATCTAAGTAGCGTTTTTTGCAGTGAACTTGTTGCGGAGGCATATATGCGCCTTGGATTAATTGAAGACAATCAAGTTTCTAGCGAATACACTCCCGCCGACTTCTCAGAGAAGGGTAGAATAAAAATGATAAAGGGCGTGTTGGGGCAGGAAATAATACTTAAAAAGTAATTGTTCGCCCAGCGTTTAAATAAGCAACCCTTCAACAACAGGGTGGAACTGAAAACTATCGTTATTAGAAAGAAGGGTTAATAATACATTTATTCCGTTTACGATTTGATGTGTAATAATTGTAATGAGCGCCGACCCAACTTTCACAGGAGTTTTCGAAATTTGTCCCAGTAGAAATTACAATTTACCATTTAATTACATTTGGGATTCTGCAAGTGGTTATTGGCGACCAATGGAGGTTGGCGATATAGGGTCTTACTCTGATAGCGTATCTGCAAAGGCTAGCGATAGAATTTTAAAATTTGGGTCAAATCCAGATATAGCCATTGGTGTTAGCGTTGCTTCTCCAGAAACTATTTGGGATGGTTCTACAGAATATGTTTTCCCGCCTGATGCTGGAACGGGCATTCAAGTCAAGTCAGACGATAGTGGAGATTCTCAAGAAATCATTATTGAAGGTTTGGATGAGAACTTTAATGAGGCAAGCTGGACAGGTAGCTTAAATGGACTAACTGAGGTGAACGTAGATGGAACTTGGTCTAGAGTCTTCAGGTCGTTCAATAATGACAATATTGATTTTGCAGGAGACATTAATATTCATGCGAATGGGGACGACAGTCTTTCCTATGCAAAAATACTAGCATCGAATAACCAAACCTTGATGGCTCTTTACACAATACCAGAAAACACAACAGGCTATCTACTTCAATACGAAGCTTCGGCGCAAAATACTAGTAGCTCTTCTAGTATCGGATACACTCTTCATTTGAAAACAAGAGAATACGGGAAGGTGTTTAGAGTGCAAGAAGTAACTTCCATTACAACAGAAAATTCCCATGCTCAAATGTTAACCAATCCTATTGCTTTAGCTCCAAAAACAGATATTTTGGTGAATGTTATTAATGCTAATGGAAATAATGGATCTGTTAATGCTGACTTTAGTATAGCCTTACATTCTTAATTATTAAGTTGAATCTTCTTGTGGAAGATCCGAGGGTAAAATAAGACTATCAACCACACCCAATAACTGAGAAAATGGTAAATCGTTACCTGTGTGGGAATCAGTTTCCACAAAAAACCTGCCGCCACGTTCAAGAACCGAATGGTTGAAAAGCATCCACGATGACCATGTATTAACTACTTCTTCGCCGTCTTCGTTTGTGAATGTCGAATCAGGTAATGAAACATCCACTGCGGATGTTACATCATCAATCTCAATAAACAGAGGGAAGCTCGAAACCTCACCACCTTTAGAAACAATCAGTTTGGCGTGGTCGAGTGTGAAGAACTCTTCTTCAATATGGTAAGTGATATTTGTCCCATCACGGTCGGGTTGAACTCCCGCCATTAACGCATACAGCGCGAGGGGTTGGACTTCTTGGTCAGTTTGTAAAACCGACATTGGTAAGGTTGCTTTAATCATGGTGTTATGGGGTTTCTGTGAATTTTTCAACGAGTTCTTTGTCGTCGCCTGTCAAGTCATCCTCGAAGGTAATCAATCGGTCATTTTCGGTCGATGATTTGAGCCGCATGTATGCCGCGTCATTGGATGCAAAGTCTGTGCCAAATTCGATTGCGTCGAGGTCTGGGTTGTTGTTGGTCGCTGGTGATGGGTTGTCGCCCTCTGCGATGTTGTATGCGTCTAGCTCGGTCTCTGCGCCGTTGTAGCCGTCTGTAATGGCTGGGTTGGTGAGTGTGTCGCCTAATACGTCTTTCGTTGGGTCTGATGTATCAGCAGGTATGCGGACACTTTGAACGTCTACTTGAGTGAGCGAATCCAGATCAATGGACGCGCCGTCAATCTCAAGATCAAAAATAATGCAGTTGCAGAATCCGCTAGCTACACCGTTGACGTTTCTTGCACCGATAAATACGTTGATTGATGTCGAACCTGTGCCGCCTGTGTTGCCCTTGAATATTCCGTCTTGCCACACATCACCAGTTGGGAACATTTCGACTGTTGTTTTTACTCTAGGTAAAAACGTGAGTGAAACAGTGTTAGATGGTTGTCCAATTGTTGCCCCCGCCTGTGTGAGATAAAACCGTGTAGCTGAATTAGCATTCGCTCCAAGTGGTTGCGCTGTCACTGTCGGGTCAGCTATTGCAAACGAAATCTTGATTGAAGTGATAGAATCAACGGTGCGCCCTGTGTCTGCATAACTGGTTGCGCCGTTGAAACCCATCCGCTTGCTAAACCCGTTATTATTATTCAGTGCGTTCGCCTCACCGTCTATCCTGCCAGCCCAAAAGCCCGCGCCCTCTGTGCCTGTGGATGCGTTGTTAATTGTGCCGTGGTTGCCGTTCCCGCTGATGTCGTGGGCGGTGTCTCCTGCGCCCTCTGTGAGTGGGTAGTGTGCTACATCGCCGATAATAACGCCAGACATGTAGCCGTCACAGTGTCGAGTTTCCCTCTTGCCTATAAGCAAGCTGTTGCTGTTTGTCGTGAGCGTGGCTGTTGATGCAACTGTTCTGATCTCAATACCATCAACGAAAATCCTAAAATGGGTGGCATCTTTTATGCATTGTATGTGATACCATTGACCTGTGGAAAGTGTGTATCCGCTCAATGATCCTACAGCAGTGCCAGAATCATACCCAAAGAACCTTAACCCGCCAGTGTAATCAACGGCGTAATTTGTCGTTGTTCCGACTCCTTTTGATATAAAGTTATGAAACCCTGTGTCGTTTAATTTTAAATAAAACTGAATGTTTATTAGATCGAGAAAATCAAATGACGTTGAGTTACCACAATTAATGTAATCATCAACCCCGTCAAAGCTCGCCGCGTAGCTGTTTCGATACTCTGGTCGCCGTGGGTAGACACTGCCGCTGTATTGGAGAGGGTTTCCGAAGATGTCGTTCGTCTGGTCGCTTTCGTCACGTGGAATTATCACAACTGATCCTGTATCTGTTGATGGTGATTCGCCTCCGACTAGGTTTTTGTGGGCAGAATTTTCCATGTCGACATCCACTTGTAACACGTCCGAATCATCCCATATCTTGAACTCTTGAAACACAGCACCAGCGACACCATCACCACCAGAGGCACTTGGACCAACCCAAACTTGATTAACTGTTTTTTCCGTTGACGCAGAGTATGTGTATTTAGTCATCAATGCATCATCTAGGTAGATATCCCACGTGTTTGATCCTGTTGAGACTATCTCAACCACGTGGTATCCTGCTGGTATAACATCCCTGAAATATGTTCGGGAGTTTGTGTTACCACTAAACGTAAGTGTCTCATTAGTGGCTAAACTTGTTGATGAGCCAATCTTAATGTTCATTGATCCGTTGGTTGTGTTCAACGCGCAAAGCGTTTTACCCGATGTTGCGGATGTAATTTCGTATGGTTGATACCAGCCAACTCTTATCTTACTTGCTTCAAATGTTGGTATTACACCTGTGTTAAAACGCACTCGGCTATTAGATGCGCTCAAAACAGTGGCTTTGCTGAATCCCTCCAGATTAAGCCTGTCTGCCTCTGGTGGCAACGTGTTATCAACGACGAAAGCCGCGCCGTTTTGCAGTGTGCCGTCATTGCCGTTGCCACTGGAGTCGTAGGCGGTCGTTCCGCTGGCGTGGTTTAGGTTGTATTGGTTGTCGTTTATGATGAAGTTTGACACGCTACCATTCAACCAGTTTGTTGTGCGACTGTAATGCGTGCCTATTGATCTTGCTGTGCTTGCAGATGGGCAAGAACCCAATGTTACAGACGGTGAAGCAACACCATCCACCCAGCAAATCAAGTGCGAATTTTCGACAAACTCCCATTCAATGAAATGCCACACGTCCGCTGTGATGGTTCCTGCACTTTGTGCAAAGACTACACTTGATCCACCTATGATCCTTAAAGACCCACCAGAGATATATACATAGCCATGATTTACACTATTGCCGTGATTATAGATGCCTTGTTGCGTTGTTATCTCGTCAAATTTAATCCAGCATGACCCAGAGAAGTCCACTCCGATGGATTCTGAAAATGAGATGTAGTCATTAACCCCGTCAAACTCGCAAACTTGCCCTTGCTGGACTGTTCGCGTTGATGCTGACGCGAGGCTGGAAACCGTTGGGAATAGTTTGAGGATACGGTTGTATGATTGCTGTGCGCCAGCAATTACACCTCGGCTTATAACAGATAAGCCGCTTCTCAAAGATAAAAACATAAGTTAGGATTTGTAAATCACCGCATCACCAGAGCAATTAACAACAGAGAACTCACCAAGAATTAAATCTCCTTGAGGAATGATAGCTCCAGAAATATCGTTTATATTGCCAACGGTTTCTCCTAATACAGTAACATCTGAACCAAGGGCTTTAATAGCCATATAGTCTCCAGTATTAAGAGATACGCCAGTTGTGTAAACACCGCCAAATGCGCCAATGCTTTTTAAAAGAGTTGATTGTGGGGAAGAGTCAGCCATACTATATGTTACACAACAAGTGTAAAAAGACCAAAAAAAACCCCTATAGCAAAATCAAATTTTTTCGTCGATCACAAAATCTTTAATAGACAAAAATTCCTGTGCGTTTTCGTGGAAGCTATCCCAAGAAGGGAGGTTGTCCTCATCGAATTCGTCGCTTGCGAAAGAGGCACTGGAAGTTATATCACTAACACTTTTCTTAGACCACATTTTACAACTCCAATAACGTGGACTGGTTTTGTCTTTTGCGGTATCGCATTTATGGCGCGATCTAAAATTACGACGGCGATCAGGGTCATCTCTCTTGATCTCCATGTTTGGATCGCCAAATTTAACCATTATTGTATTACCTGTTTTTGGGTTTTTAACATAAACGCCAAACTTCTTTTTGCTACCAGAAGGTAAGCGAAATGGCTTATTTAATTTCTTTTTTTCCGCCTCAGAGTATTCTAAGTCTTCTGCTTCTTGGTTATGTTCGCTAACCTTCAGACCAGCTTGAATTAAGTCAAGCTTTGCAATCTCAAGTTGAATTTCATTAAAATCAAGAAAAACATTTGCTTGGTCTTCCATGTAATATTTTTCAGAACCCTTTGCTACATCCTGATCGGCGGCGCGATAAGATTTTTTAACCTTGCCGCCCCTAACCATCTTAAGAAACATATTTACTCGCGCCATTGCCCACTGACCGCGTGTCTTGTTAGGACGGTGACTAGAACTAAACGCACCTGCACCACGACGATAGATTTTTTTAAGTTGAGAGAGTGATACTTTTTTGGAATATTTGGCGTTATGCTCCTTGACTTTGTTTTTTAGAGACTCAGTAACCTTGGCTGAAAAAGTAATTGATTTACCGCCCTTACCTGCTGATCCAGATTTATTTTTACTAGAACCCTTTTTCTTTTCTGATGGTTTGGCTGGAGTTTGAGCGGCGCTTTTGCGACCAGATCTTTTAGCAGACTCAGATTCTTCTGCGAAATCACTAAAGGTTATTTCATTACCATCAGATTCAACAACCACTGAAGCCTTAGATTTCTCAGCATTCCATTGAGAATTACAAATCGCGGCTCTTTGTTTCACATTAGGAAACTCTTCAACCATTTTTGATTCTACCATACAAGAAGAAATAAAATCACTCTTGGTTTGTTTTTTTTGTGGTTCAGGAAGTGGCATACTATATTATACACAAAAAATTCTATATATGGTAGAGATTACGTCCATAATGAGTTGTGATGCTTTACTATGATTTGCATAGCCTCAATATCCTTGTCTGATAAGATTATTTCCAGTCTCGTAACTTCAGCATAGCAAGTGCTTTCTTCTTCGGAAAGCGGATTCATGCTGTAATTACCATCTTCCGTTTTTGTGAACATATCACGAATGCTCTTGCTCGGAGGGTATGCATCGTCGAGCTTCTGCTTTAACTCTACTCTACCCTCTTTGATCCATTTGTATGCTTTAAGTAAATCTTTATCGATCTTCATGACATGATCAACATACTCTTGAGTAACATAACCGAGTTTTAGCTCTTCTTCGTATATATGACCAAGAGGGTGAGTCCAATCGTTTTGGGTTTCGACTTCAACATAATGAACAAGACACTCGAATAGCATCCTTGGAATAAGCTCTACCTTGTCACAATGCGTATCTGGAATAACATCTGTCAGCCATTCTTGGCTGGGACTAAAGAAGCACTTAATTTTATATACAAGATTTCTCCAAAAGTATGTGCTGAATATTTTTTTAATTTTCATTTGATTGTTTTAATTAATTAAAGTAAGCAACAGGATGAATCCACTTATTACGAAAAATGCAATTGTTAGCCTAAATCTCAATGATAGTTCTGTTCCGTGCATTTTGTTTGTTCGTATAGTTCAATAATCTCTTGCTTCGTCAATATGATACTACTACAATTGCCACTTTGTGACCATGTTTTATTAACGACAAAACCATTATCGCAGGGGGTCATTGTAACTTCATTTTTGCAAGCTTCCTCTTCGTCTAACACCTTTTTAATCTCATGTTTTACCCACAGGATGTCATTAAATAGATAATCAAAAATGTAATCGTGAATACATGAAGGAACTCCATCGATAAATTCCTCGTATATGCTATCGCATTTATTCTGTAATATACCGATTGTGTTTTTTCTTTCGTCTAGTTCTTCTAATTTGGTCATAATAGTTGCATCTTTCACCCAATTATATGTGAAAAAAAACTTTTTGTCAAGACGATTTTGTAAATAAAAAAACCGTGCAGAATTTAAAAATTGCGCTCTTTAAGCCTTTGATTCCACAACTGAGAATCTTCAATGACATGATTGTTGATATTTTTAAACCAACCCAAATGACCAACAAGAAGATGACAGTCGATTCCGTATTTTTTGCGCCGACAAAGAGTTATTAAATTATCAGTATCTAATTCTAACTCAGGGTGAGTGTGAAATGGCTTAATGTGATGAACCTGAAGTTTTTTCACGCCGCCGCAACAAGCACAGACAGGGTTGCTTTTTAAAAATTCTTTGCGAACACTACTCCACTTTGGAGAACGTTTCGCTGACAGGGGGGCTTTACCTTGTAAGGTATCGGTAATTCTTTCAATCATAAAGATCCTTACACCAAAACTAATGATGTAATTAACAGCGCGATATTCTATAAGACAAAAAAACTCACGCGCCAAAACAGCGGTGAGTATTTGATTAAAAATTAATTTAAACTATTTTTTGTTATGATTGTAGACCGCTCGCAATGTCAAAGAGTAAAGAACTCCGAACATTATAACCCAAAAACCAGCATGAATATATTGTGAGATTATGGCGAGCATGATTCAGTGTTAGTTAGTATTCAACAGAGATGGTTGGCTTGCGTACTTCGTAAGATTCACCAAGACCGAGGGTTTCTAAAGCCGCTTTAAATTTGCCAGCATCCGCGAATGGAGGTAAGTGACCTTTTTTATGCTCCATTAAAGATTGACTCATGTAAGCCATGTCTTCACGCATGTATTTCATTTCATAAGCAAACTCTTTTCTCATGTAACCTAGGTCGTCATAAGTGGGTTTAGCCTCCTGCTCTTGTGTAGCTGGTTCATCGTAAGAAGAGGCGTAAGATATTTCATACGTCCCATCTTCAAGTTGTGAACTTTCTGCTTGGAAACCTAGTTTATTTCCATCATCAACCGCTGATTGAGCAACAGCCTCACTTAGTATCTTAAAAGTCTTCTTCATGGGTTTAAAATTACACTATTTATTTAAGTTGTCCACCTTTTTTAAAAACTCCTGATAGGTTATTTTTGCAAAATCGTCAGTAAATGAATCTTTCAGGTTGTCAACGGCTTCTTCCACAACCCATTCTGAAAAAGTTTTCTTTTCAAAAATGCGCCGAAAGTTATCGCGCCCTTGCTTGCTATAACCGCGAGATTTAATTTCATCGTTTGTTATTGGATTTCGACTAGCCATAAATCATTATATTGCAAAAAAAGAAAAATAACAACAAGAAGTGTAAACATGTATGTATTTAAAAAGCTTTAAATTGATATTAAATAAAAAACAGCTTATAATTAGTAGTGAAAACAATAGTTAAGAAAATAATAACTCTGGAAACAAAAAGACACGATTTTGATAACCAGTTTGCTTATATTGAAATTTGGTCAAACACCGTTCTAAAAGATTGTTACTTTTGTGAAAAGGAATTTTTGTTTAAGGACGGATCTTTAAAAGATGGTGCTGTAAAGTATTTTCACAGCTTAAATCAAGAAGACCCAGAAAAGACAATAAAAACAATTTCATGCGAAAAATTTAAAGAGTTCGGAGATTTATATTACATAGACGGAGGCGGCGAAATTAAAAGATATTTCTAGGGAATGAGTGACACTTCGAAAACACCAGAATCAAAAACATATAAACCAATTTTATATGTTCATCCTTTCTATCCTACTTTTTCTATTAAATCAGTCGAAGAAGGAGAAGCGCCGAAATATCAAGTTAGGTTTAACCAAGCTTATGTTTATGACCACCAAAACGATATAATTCACCCACCGATAGAGATTTCTGGGATGAATTCAACGTTCGAGATAGGGGATGGGGCAAAGAAATTTTACGTTTCCTTGTCTCTAGATGAAGGAAGAGCAGTAAACGCCGCATTAATGGAAACGGCGGGCGATGTTCCAGCATCTAGCGAAGACGCTAAATACTTTCTTGTGTGCGAGATAGAAACAGACTTGACAATTAAGTCGTTCAAACTGAGAGAAAATATTCATTGGGGTTTCTCAAAACCGTCAGTTTTGACTGACCTCAACCAAGCTACGTATACTAAAAAGATAGCTAAACACAATGACGGAATTAAGGATTCTGAAGACGTAGACATTAATGAAACCGTAACCAAAATAGAGCTTAGTGACAATGGCTTTGTCTACACAGACGAAGAAGAGGAAGAGAACGAAATACCGTTTCCAGCCAACACAAAATCTACCCTCACCCCAGAGAGTCCATTACCTATGGAAGGTCGCAAGATAGCGGAACACAATGACGGCGGGGCGAACGGAGGAGTTACTAAAAGGATTTACGAACGTGTTACAACCATAGAGCTTGGTTCCGATGGCTTTATCTACACAGACGAGAAAGGGGACGAGAACGAAATACCGTTTCCAGCCACCACAAAATCTGTTGTCACCCCTGAAGATTTATCCCCTATGGACGGTCACAAGATAGCGACACACAATGACGGCGGGGCGGGGGGAGGAGTTGATCAAGACATTGACGAAACTGTTACAACCATAGAGCCACATGCGGGAAACAGCATGTCGCTAAGTTCTGATTATTTTACATACATAGACGAGAAGGGAGACGAAACACAGGTGTTCTTTCCAGACGCAGGAGGTTTACCTGCGGGATCGGCTGGAGATATGCTGTATCACAACGGCGTTGATTGGGTGACATTGGCGGCTCCAACTCCAGCCGAGTTAGCCGCATTTTATGGCGACCCTGTTTTACACCACGATGGGACCGCTCCGTATTGGGGACAAGATGATTACTATTTGTAATTCAATAACCTATACAGCAAGGTGTTTTCTTTTTCTTGTTGATTTATCTTGTTATACATGCGGCAATTTCTGTCAAACAAATGCACTAAACTAGGGTTAGCGTTCATTACGCATTCTGGGTCTAAATCCATCAGTAATTTTTGCACACGATAGCTTCCAAAGAACTCCATTCTTGTTTCGTAACCATTAATTACTTCGATATTTTGTATCCAAGATTCTCGTTTCGCTTTTTTAAGGAGATTAACGCCGAAAGGTAATTTACCCCAAGTTGGTTTTGGTTGTTGGATTACTTTATGATTGTGTTGCGACCACCTTTTATAAAAGGCGCATTCTGTTGACGCGCCAAGAATTGCGTTATTGATACCCATTCTATATTGCATGGGAACCCCAACAATAAAACCGCTTTTATTTTTAATAGTTTGAAAAAGGTGATCGAACTTTTTGAAGGAAATAACGTCTTTATCTAACCAAATCCCACCATATTTAACCAAAAGTTCAATGCGTATAAAATCACTGATATCAATAACATGAGTGGCATTGTTGAAACAGTCTGGAAGATCAAGATGATCACGTATAGATTTTTCATCTAGTTCGAAAAGGTGGTAGCCATTATCCGAACAAACTTGTCTAAGCCGTTTTTCAAGATCAATGATTAAATCTGTTTTTTGCCCCTGCCAATATGTAAATACGTTTTTTTTCATTGAGCTTCTTTAATAGGATGATATATTTGTTTCTCGCCAGAGAAATTCATTGTCGAATGATGAACGAATGGTAGGTCGATTTGCCCAATCCTTGCTCCTTCGATACTTGCGACTGTAGGAAATCTCATTTCACTAATTATATTCTTTGAATAAACTTTGTCCCATCTTTTTTTACATACAGCGTCTAATACACATCGCCTCATTAAGAAACAACCCAACGAAACTAAACCACAAGCTTGTTCTCCCTTATTCAATTCTAATAGCGGAATTTCTCTCCACCACCACCAGTTGTCTGGAGTCCACTTTGGGTCTTCTTGGCTTCTGCACCTCCATTTGCCTCTTAGATGAAATGGTTCTTTCATGTATTGAGCGCCAACTAGATCGAACTCTTCTGGAACTTCAGGAATCGCGCAATTAACTAAAGTATCCCATTCAATCACGGCAACATTTTCTGTTTCAACTAGATTAGAGTTTTCCAGCCACCACTTTCTAAGTGGTTGATCGCCATTGCGCCAATTATATCTTTTGCCTTTTGGGTGATCTTCTCCAACAACTATATGCACATTGCATTGTGGGTTGTTTTGTTTGAAGACCTCTAGATGCGGAGTTAAGACTTCGCCGCTGGCTTTGTTTTTATGGCTTAATATTAGGCAAGTATAGTTAAACATATTATTAGCAAGTATTATTTATAAAGCAATATATTGCGTGTTTTCCACAGGTGCAAGAATCTTTGTGATTCGCGTCTATGAGGAATATTTTTATGAGTTTCAATTCTTTCTTCTAATTTTTCAATAACATTTTTGTTCCACTTGTAGTGTTGAACAATTAATACTTCATCATTAAAAGTAGAAACGGATTTTGCTTTTTCTGTAAGGTAGTGACTGCCGCCAGTTACATTTAAATCACCTCTTGTGATTGGAATTTTTCTGGTTTCGGCTCGCAATACAGATCGTGTTATGTCGTAAGTCAGCGGAAACTGTTCTGACAAAGTTGTGTCTTGTTTAATTTCTGGCAAAGACCCATCAATTGCAATTCTATCAACCATTATGCCGCGACAACAGTTTTCACGATTGGTAATCATTTCTTCAATTTTGGTTTTTAGGTTTCCAGAATGACATTCTATATGTTCATCTATATCTACATTAATAATCCAATCATCGCTAGCGACCGCTAATTGTCTTAGTAATTTATGTTTATGCTCTTCGGAAAATTTAGCATTCCACTCGCCATAAGCAAAAAACAAGCTAACATTATGAGCGCAATACTTTTTTTCAAAGTATTGTTCGTCAATATCTTCGTTTGCGTTGAAAATCAAATAACAATGATCTACGCCTTGGTCTTGATAGTATTTTAAAAAATGAGACACATATGCTTCATCGTAATAAGCGTGGCACATAGTAAGTGTTGCAATCATAAGTATTTTCTCCTCCAAGGTTGTCTAGCCGAAAAATGACGAATGATTGTGTCTTTGGGCTGTGTTTTGTTGATGAATAGTGATTGAATCCTTGCGGCGCGTCTATTGTCAATTTCATCTTCTAATAGAGTGCAATCCCAAATTGGAGGTTTAACGTCAACGTGTTCTCGCAACTCTTCCAAAGAATACACTCCTGTATCGACAGAGTGAAATCCATAATCTCCCTGATTCAAGTAAGACTGTTTACAAGAAGCATCAATCCCAGCCAAAGTATACCAAGCCGCCTGTTCTCTGAAAAACTTCCAGTGTCTTGTATGCTTATGAGTTTGATATAGGTTTTCGTCCAGAATGTCGTTTACAAGCTTCTTGCTCCAATCATTGATATTGATGCAGTAGTTTCCCATGCAATGGCTGTTACAGCTATCTATGGCGTAAGAAAAGCTCTTGTCGGTCTTGTATTCAAGCTCTGGCTTAACAACAACCATGTCAGCATCGAAATTAACAATCGAGTCGCCGTCATTTAAAATACCTTTTTTAATCCACTCCTGCACAAGATAAAATTTCATCCAAGTGATATTACCTCGAAAATCGGGAATATCCCAATCGTGGTTTACTTCAATATATTGAATGCCGTGACGATCACAGTAGTCGTTGTTTTTGGGCGCAATATAATCTTGATACATTTGCTGTATAGCATTGTTGTATCGCGCTATAACAAATAGATGCTTATCCATAATACTTCCTCATGTATTGGGTTCTGGATTGCGAATGGTCGGGCTGAGAGTGCAAGCCATTAAAAAAACCATCTTGACTCCTGAGCCTTCTCCTCATAAAGCTTGGCACGACTTTTTTATCTAAGAAAGAAGAGATAATAATATCGTCTTCTATCCTTGGGTTTTCGGTGCAAGCGTCAAATAAATCTTGTGGTATTCTTAAGTTTTGCTTTTTAGCAAATAAAAACCCGCCCTTTATGATATCAACTGTCTGATCTTGTCGAGCAAGGAAGATGTGTTTTTGGTCAAAGTAGTCTTTTGAATCGTCTATAATTCTAACGCCACTGTAACCAATAGCGTCACAATCATTTTTGTCAAGATAATCAATAGAATCCTCAATCATGCGGTTATCTGTAAAGAGCAGATCATCATCCAAGGAAAATACATAATCTGCGCTGGCGTAATTCGCCATGAACCACCTCCCCCAACACATCAAATTTTTCGAAGAGTTGATTTGAAGTTCTACAGGATATTCTGTTTTATCTTCTGGATTATTATTCCATAAAAAAATATCAACATCGACAGATTGTTTACGCAAATTGTCGATAATCTTGCGTAGATTGTCTTGCCTTTCATAAGATGATAATAATGCTGTGGCAAGTTTCATTATAATAACTCCATAGGTTCACTATATTCCTTATAAGGAATGAACATATGCTCGCAGTTGTTGAGCGCGTCTTGTAGTGTGATCATTGTCATTAGATCTTCTCGACCCCTTCTCGTATACCCCTTGTATAGACAATCCTTTGCTTTTGATACTGTATCCGATAGATCGCATAATTTTTGACCAGCTTTATACAAGTCAGAATTTTTAAAACATGCAAAGAACGCACCAAAATCAAAAGCAATCCAATCAGGTTTTTCTTCATCATTACACCAACCCTTTTTCCCCTGTACGTTTTTCAACTCCAATAGAATAAAACCTTCTTTAGTGCTATCTTTGAGACCTTTGACATCGTATGTCTGCGAGTCCACAACAAAATCAACATGACCCATATCATCAGCTTTGGAGGTCTTCTTTACATCTTTACCTAAGACTTTACAGCTATCGTAAAAACGACGTTCGCCACTTTGACCTAGGTGTTGTGATTTGTGAATGTGTCGCGGTGACGACATATTTTTTGCTTTATGTGAAATCATAAGAATATTCTCCTGAGAAAAATTTGTTAGAGTTAAATGCTTTATCGTCAATCAAAGCGTCGAATGACATTTTATCCAAAAGAAGCTTCGTATATTTGGCTCCCCACTCTTCAAGCTGGCGTGTTGTGAGGTCTGTATAATCCTTACCAGACGTTCCTCCACGCGCCGTCCAGTAGATTATTTCCACTCCTTTGTCATACAGTTCATTAACAAAATCAATGCGGTCGGTATACGGTTTAGCCATATTATAGTCACCATCTGTTAGACTGCATATTGTGCCGTCGATATCTACACAAACTCTTTTCATTTTATTTTTTTTATAATATTAGTTGAACTTATGCCTTCTACGAATGATTCAAAGCGAACATCAATACGGCAATTTCTGATTACTTCCTGCTCCTCCTTGTTTAGAGAGTTTATATTATAGTCCCCACCCTTAAACCAAATATCAGGCTTGATTTCCCTCAAGTATCGTTCAATGTTTGTTTCTGGAAAAATAAACACATAATCAACGCAAGCTAGGCTAGCTATGATGTAAGCCCTTTGATCGGCGGGAATAATCGGGCGGCTGTCACCCTTGAGACATTTGACGCTTTCATCGCTATTGATACCCACAATCAATTTGCCGCCAATAATAGATGATTTGATCGAATTTAATAATCGGGCGTGACCAGCATGAAACAAATCAAAACAACCATTTGTTAAAGCGAGGGGAGGACAGATCCCAAATCCTCTCATGTCGTGGATTTGTTTAACTTCTTTTGTTAAATCTTCGTAAGATAGTATCTTATTGTGTTTCAAACTGTGCATACTCCTTTTTTGGCTACAACGACACTACAGCATTTTTGAGAAAAGTCAAGAGCTTTTTCTACATCTAACGTTTTCATGTATTCATAAACAAAAGCCGCCAAGAAAGTGTCCCCCGCGCCAGAAACATCGAAAACCTGAGTAGCTTGACATGGATAGTCTTTGTTTTTGTAGCTACATCCTTTAGAGCCTTTGGTGATAATTAATTGAGATTCATAGTCTTCATATAATTCACTGAAACCGTTTTCAGTAAACTCCTTTTCATTAATTTTTATAAAATCGAAACCAGAAAAATCAGAAGAACTGCGAGGATGTTTTTTTGTATCTATAAATAATTTAGCTTTGCTAGATTCCCGCGTTTTGTCAGCGATATAGTTTATATCATCATAACTCAAAAAACCCTTGTTGTAATCAGAAACAACGACAGCATCATAAATAGAAAAATCAATACTTTTAATGTTTTTAAATTTATTGCGCACATGATTTTCATCGTAAGAGTCTGTATCAATACGCATAAGCATTTGATTCGACGATTCGTCAACAAAGCGAGTCTTGTGACCCTTGGTTAAGTTTGAATGTAAATGGCATTCAACGTCACTATCTTTTTTAAGTCCTGAAATAGCACAAATATTAAGTGTGACATTTCCAGCCATGCCTAGATGCGCCGTTTGTCGATTGGGGACAAAAACAGGAACGGGGGCTTCTGGGCAAATTCTATCAATAGACCCATAAACAAAAACATCTTTACAAGATTCCCCTATAACTAAAATATTCATTTTTGAGAATCACCCTTGCCGATTCGATAGGAATCTTCATTAAAATGCTGTGTGCTAACCTCAAATACCATGCCTTTACCACTCTCACATTCAACACAGGTTAGTTTATGAGGGATGCTCGGCTCTAAATGAACTGTGTCACCCACATTTAAAATCGTTTTTGAAATATCAGCCGACTTAAGATCAAAATATTCCATTTCAAATACTCCCTGAACGACCATCCAAGTTTCCTCTTTTTTGATATGATAGTGCATGGAAAAAGAAGAGCCTTGATTAAACTCAAGTATTTTGCCGCAATACTTTTCATTGTTAACCACCCAAAGCTCACGACCCCATGCCTTGTCATGCTGTTCAACCTTGCTGAATATTGGTTTTTTTGCCATACCCATTATATATCAATATAGATAAAAAATCTAATTTTAAGAATCAACTTAAAGAAAGTATTGTTTAAACTTTAATTGTTGTCGGCGCGAAGCTTTCTAACTCTTCACACAAGGAAAGAATTTCAGACTTTTTCATATTAGGGGCTAAACTTCTTAATTTAGAAAGCTCTTTTTGAAAGAAAATAAACTCTTGATCTTGATCTATAATTTCTTTTGTGTGGGAATTTAAAATACATTCCTCAAAAACCTCAAAATAAAGTGGGTCGATTTGTTGCTCGATAGGGCAAAAATTAGTATTGCGCAACACATAGCGCAAAATATCATCTCTGGTGATTTTATGCAGGTTAAAAAAATCGTGTATCATGTTAATGATAATAAAACAATTTTAAGCAAATGTCAAATACAAGATTCAACTAATATCGCTTCGGCTTCTCTACGCTTAAGTAAACCATCTAAGCCTTTTCCTCGCCATATACGCTTCATGGCGCGTATTTCACGAGCGATAGACTTGTAGTCTTTCTGAGGGACAAGAGAGCGAATATTGCGCATTTCAGAGCGTCTAGAACCTTTCATGGAAGCACCTCTATTGAACACAATAGAAACAAGCGCACCAAAAGCATCAGGATGAAGATCCTCGCATTGTGGGAAGGCTTTCAGCGTGTAATTTATAAATTTTGGGACAGTTGTTTCTTGGAAGACCTGAACAGCAGAATCCCAAGGTATCTTTATATCCGATATGCGTTTCGCGTGTGATTCGGCAACACTACCCCTGTAACCAACAACAGAAGTAATTCTTTTTAAATCTTTTTTAGAAAGGAAGTTCTTCCAGTCTTTTTTGACGGTTTCGGCTGAATTATAACCTAAATCATAACCGATGCCAATCGTCACACCGCTGGAAGCCTGTGGATAAGTTGGATGGTCTAAAAAACGATTATAATAACCTTTGTTGCCCACCTCGTATTGAAGAATTAGTTTTAGTGATTTTTCGGAAAGGGTATATATATCTTTTACCTCCTCTTTTTGTTTTTTAGAGAAAAGATTTTTAAACCACGAAAATAAACTCATTTTTTTATAAACTTAGAAGGGTTTTTTTCAAATTTTTTAGCAAGAGCTATTAGACCCTGAATGATTTCTGGACTAACAACACCAATAACGCCATAACAGATAGCTTTTGTGAAATCAGAGAAAGGGGCGCCGTTCAGAATAAACCAAGCAATACCACTGGATATAGCCGCGCTGAAGATTTTTCTGAAGAGGGAAAGGAGAGAATGTTTGTTAGGGTCAATCATAATTCTGGCTAGCATACCAAAAGCTCCAACGACGGGGACAAGCCACCCACCCTCACAAAGAAATTCTCGCAATAAAAGTTTAAAGTCCATTATGAACATTTTTACACTTATATTGTATCTATTATGTCATATTTTTTTCACATAATCTTCTACAGACCTCCATTCAATATCTCCAATAGCATCTATTAGTCTAGTATTGTCGGATTTTGTTTTATATTGATAGTGTTGTTTTAGCTTTTTAGGCATTTTAATTGTTTCAATTGTAGCTCCATACTTATCGCAAAAAATATTTGCTACATCAAGAAAAGATATATTTGAACCTGTGCCAACATTGAAAACCCCACTAGCATCAGAATGCAGTAGCCTGTAATGAGCCTCACAAACATCTTCGACACAAACAAAATCTCTTTTCATCTTTTCGCTGTTTTTAAAAACTTTTATTTTGCCGTTTTTTTGAGCTTGCTGTGAAAATTTGTGGATTGGGCTAGCTTGATCACCTTTGTGTTCTTCGTGTTTCCCATAAACATTAAAATAACGTAGACCCTGATACGGGTGTGTTGAATTTAAAAGCCAGCAATCAAACATATACTTGCTGAATCCGTAAGGGTTAAGCGGAGAACAAAACTGGTCTTCTTGAAAGGTCTTACTGTTCCCGTAAACACTAGCACTGCTAGAATACTGAAATTTTATGTTATTCGCAGAACAAAGATTGTATATAACCTTAGAGAATTCAAAGTTCTCTTTTATTATTTTAGCTATATTTGTTTCGGTGGTTGACGAGTTTGCCGCTAAGTGGATCACCGCATCAAAACCATTTAGGTTTGGGTTGAAACTGCGGCGTTGTTTTAAATCATAACCCTCTACATCAATACCGCGTTTTGCTAAAAATTTACATAAATTTTTACCAATAAAACCTTCGCTACCTGTTACCAAAACTCTCATAACCTATTATGAGGTTAAAAGATAGAAAATCCAAACTTAATCTTCTTGGACGAACTTCATTCCCAGCAAACCTTTTATTTTACGGTTTGACTCATCTTCAGATACTTGAATATTTTTTAAATCCAACCGAGCAACAGCAAAATCTAAATCGGTATAATCATGATAACCTTGACCCGCCATTTCAGTTTCGTATTCTAACTCACCCTCTGCTATATCCCTGTCAGCGCACCTGTAAGACTTGCCGACTTTTTTATCTTGATGCATGTATATGAATTTGTTGACACGGGCGAATGACCATTGCATGTTGCTTTTACTTGCACAATACACCCAATCTGTCACAGCTTGACCTCTATTAAAGACAGTCTCCAACTGTTCTGGACTTATTTTTTTATCAAAATGTTCATTGTGCAACCTAGCCTTCGCTTCTAAAAGTTTAGACACGCGCTCATCAAGACTTAGACCCTCAAGTTTTTCTTTGGGGTGCGCCTCTAGAAATTTTCTGGCTTCTAACGAAAAATCAACGTCCATATACAAATGCTTACACTTAATTTAAACCAAGGTCTTTATAAGTTTCAGACTTTTGATCTTCCGACATCTCAGACACTTCATCAACAATTTTTCCCATGACCACACTTGACACGATGTGGACAGCTTCTTGAAAAGAGATGTCCTCCATTACTTTTGCATGAAGTGCCGACAAGAGTTTTTTGTCCTCACCGCTATCTTTGCTATTTTTTGAATCACTCATAATTAATTTACTTTTTGTTTTGCGCTTGAATCTACTTCTTTATTGATATAGATTCGTAAGTCAGCTTCTTTAGAAGAATTGTCTGTCTTGAACCCATTTCTAAAAATTACTATCCTTTGGCGTTTTCCATCAACTTCAACAAAACCAGAGTAATACTGTTTGTTTCCATCGTCGTTGCGCCAAAGACTACCACACTCTCTTTCTTTCCAATTTGATTTGCTCATTTTAATATTTGTTTTTCAATTTTTCAATAAGTCTTGCTTTGTAATTTGATGGTGTGGCTGTATAATGTTTTTTGAATACATTGTAGGTTCTGCGTTGGATGCTGTTGCAGTTGTTTTTATCATACTGCAACACTCTTCGAATTTCTTTTGCTTTTTTGCCGCTCATAACAAGTTAAAGTTGGGGGCTTGCACCCCCAACTATATTAGGTTTTAGCCAAGGGTTACTTTTTCAATACTCGACTTAGCCAGCTTGAGACTGCGTCCACTATTGCGGTCGTGGACAACAATGTAGAAAGGACTCTCAGAGGTAAACTGAGCATTGATAACACCTCCTTGAGTTGTGTATAGACCGAAGAATCGACCCCCTGACTTTCGGATCGAATTTAACGCCGATCTTTGTTTTCTATTTAGTTGCTTCATGCTTGTATGATAGCTGTTTTTGGATTAAAAGTCAACAATTGTTTTGGTTTATTTTAACTTTTTTGTTGATAGTTTTTTTAGATGAATTTCACCCTCCCCGCTGAGAGATTCTTTTGCTACAGATTGTTTGATTTTTTTGTCAAATGCATCGTTAAGAGATTGTAAAGCGTTGTTTTTGAAATCAACACCTTGAACAAAGTTTTTAATAAATTTAAAATCATATATCAGCTTGATGTTATTCATTGAAAGAATGTCGCTCATGTTTTTTAATTTGCTCCACAGGACTCTACGCAAGTCGCGCTCTGTAAGTTCTTCAAGAAAAATATTGCTTGAGAAGTATTTAGACAAGTGGACGCGAATTTTAGACTTGGGTGGAGACTGACCTCCAGCAAAACCCATGCTTTTTTCCTCCAGAGTGTCTCCTGTTATAAAAAATTTACAGTTTGAGAAATCTGCCACGTCACCAGAGTTCATGTATATTTTACCTTCTTTAAATATCTCCGTAAACAATGAATGCGTTGACTCGTTCATTTTATGGAAGTCATCAATAATAATTATGCAGTTTGGCTCAATCAAAACCTTTTCACAAAGTGATGTGTTGTTATGGATTTGTGGGACTATCTTGTAGTTAGCATAATGATCTGAGAAATGAACGCCATTATAAGATAACACGGTCGCGCCACTCATTTCCAGAGACTCTTGCAACAGTTTGGTAAACATTGTCTTACCACTATGTTTAAACCCATTAAGGCAGAAAATTGGAATACCTCCAGAAGAGTTTTCAAAACCCAAGTTTGATAGCTTAATTGACTTTTCTAGTTTTTTGATTTGCTTTCTATTGCCCACAAAATTAGATCGAGCGTGATCGAAAAAAGATTCTATAACATGCTTCTTGTTTAGCGGGTTTTCTTTCTTGTCGAAAAACGATTTTAATTGTTTAAGTGTTACTTGAGCGGGTTCTTTTTGTTTATCAGCCACCCAATCAGAGAACTTGGACTCAAACTCTGCAAAAAGATCTTCTGTGCTGTCACCATCTTCTTGAATGATTTGGTTCTTAAGTGTTTTGATATCACCTTCCATACTCCAAAATTCAACCTTAGCCTGAGCGCCGCAATGGTCGATCACATCCACAGCTTTGTCTGGGTAACATTTATTAGGCATAAATCTTTCGCAGTATTCAATAACGTTGCCCAAAAAAGATTTTGAATATTCAACATTATGAAATTCCTCATAAAACTCAACAAGAGATGGGAGAATTTTATTCATTTGAAACTTGGAAGGCTCTCTGATTGTAACACGCTCAAATCGACGATCCAAAGCACTATCTTTCTTGATAGTCTGAGTATATTCATTAATTGTGGTAGCCCCAATGCAACTAATAGTTCCACGAGCTAATTCTGGCTTAAGGATATTGGAAGCTTCAAGAGAGTTTTCTTGAGTCCCTCCTGCACCAACAAGAGTATGTATTTCATCAATAAACAGAATGAGGTTGTCATACTTCTTCATTTCATTCACAAAGTTCTCTAGGCGTTCTTCAAACTGACCACGATACTGTGTGCCAGCAACCATACTAGAAAGACTCAAAGAATAAATAACCTTGTTAGAAAGTAGCTCTGGTGCTTTACCGTTGACAATAGAAGATGCCAAACCCTCGACCACGCTAGTTTTTCCACATCCAGCAGGTCCGACCAAAATGGCATTAGGTTTCTTTTTCCTGCACAGGATGGTAGCAAGTTCTTCTATCTTTCCGTCGAAATCAATAACAGCGTCAAAATCACCACTTACAGCCTTTATGTTTAAATTCTCAGCAAACTGGGACAAAACATCATTGTCGTTAAACATGTCAAGAACTTCAAGCTGTTCGGGTTGTTCTTGGACTTCAGTATCCTCAAGAAACGGTTTTGGAGAAAATAATTCTGTATCTTCGTCTTTCAGATACGCTGTTGTCCTATAAATTAAATCTTCAGCAGTATCATTGTGCAAACCGCCTTCAAAAAAGAAACTTTTGATTGCAGAGGTGGAGAAATTGTAATCTAAAAAACCAAGGAAGATAACCTCTGGGGCGACGTAATCTAGGTTGAAAACATTAAAAGAAATATCTTCACAGTGCGCCAAAAACTTTTTTAGTTTTGGGGTGAACTTAATCTCTTTATCGTAATCCTCGTATTGTTTTTTACGCTCAAGATTTAAAAACGAAGTCTTAGACAATTCCTCCATGAGATCAGAATCTCCGACAATCGTTGCACAACCAAGATTGAAATTAGAGAAAAATATAGCGGAAAATAGTTCTATGTCTACGCTTTTGAAAGAAAGTTTTTTGGCGGCTTCTTTGCTTTTGTTAAAAATGCCGAGTGTCTGTTGTAAGTAGTTTTTAAGTTCCATGTTTTTTAAGGTCTCCAAGTTTCATGAGGACGGAAGAATTTATTATTTTTATATTTTCAGCGAATGATGTATTACTATCACTTCTTCTTCCAAAAACAACAATTATATCCTCCTTCTTTAAGGGCTTGTCTTGATTGTCTTCTATGAATTCTGTTAGGTTTTCAGAGTTGCGATTATCCATTAATAAGAATTTATGATCACTAGTATTGTCACTACCAAAAATCATCATATACTTATTACCATTCCTTGAAGTTCTTGTAAAGCAATCTTTCACCTGACAAACACATTTAAAACTAGAACCCTGAGATAAACTATTAGATTCTTTTAGGTTTGTTAGCATACCATACTCGTCACTAAAGCAATCTGTTAGACCGAAAGAGTAACTGTAACCAAGAAGCGAATTTTCATACCACCAATAAGTAAATTTGTGATGTTTTTTGTTTTCGTTATAAATGCTTCGATAGTTATCAAACTTCTTTTTGAAAGTCTCAAATCGACTTGGCTTCATAATCGGGCGATTATCATCGCCTAGGGTTTGCTTGTCAACGATGTCAGCAATCGAATCCAATACATCAAAATTATACTTATCTCCCAACTTATCTAGATTTCTTTTTTCCCTGTCTGTTAGAAGGTTAAATGATTGAGCCTCAAGAACTAGACGAATTCTATTGTCAGTATTACTGTCCATAGTTCCAGCTTGAATCAGAGCGGCGAGAACAGAAATGTTGATCCCACATTCTTTAGCCGCAACAAATGCGTGATACTTATTGTCAAAAGAATTGCCACGAAATGAAACAAGACTCCTCAAAGAACGCAGAGAAATGCCTTTAATACTATTCAAGCCGTATCGAATGTCGTCTCCCTCAATCTGGAAGTTTAAACCTGACTTAAAAAGATCTGGGGGTAGAAGTTTGATTCCAAAATCTGGCAATTCTTGATTAACTGAAGAAATGGTTTGCAGAGGATCGGGTTCAAACTCTGCTGACTCCAACACGCTCAAGAAAAACTCTTTTGGGTGGTTGAACTTAAGATACACAGTCTTAGCCGCTAGGGTCGCATACGCAAAACTGTGAGATTTATTGAATGAATAGTGCGCGGCGGCTTCCAACGCTGACCAGAAGAAATCAGCAACTCTTTCTTCCATACCCTTTTCTTGAGCGGCATTGTAAATTTTCTCTTTCCAAGGTTGCATTTTTTCAACCATTTTCTTACCAACAATCCTGCGAACATCATCAGCATCTTGTAGAGAAAAACCAAAAACTTGAGAAATACATTGCATCAAGGTTTCTTGATATAAAAATACATTTTTACTTTCACGAAGAAGTTCATCCATGACGGGGTCAATACCCAACTCTTCGGGAGATCGTTTCTGCCTAATGTAATCGTCAACAAATTGAAGACTGGACGGGCGAGCAAGAGCTACAACGTCAGATAGTTCATTCAAGTCCATCGGTTTAACATTTTGGCAAACTTGAAAGTTGGTATCAGCAGAAATCTGGAAAAGACCCACTGGGTGATTGAAATCCTGCAAAACCCTGTAAATATTAAAGTCGTTAGGGTCAATATCTTCTAATTTTACACCAAGCTTCTGGCATGTTTTGTGAGCAATTGTTAGAGTTCTCAAGCCAAGTATATCAAACTTAACCATAAGATCAGCAACGTCATGCATATTGTAGCCAGTAACCACATCGCCATCTTTCGTTAGCTGTAAAGGAACTACATCTTCAATATTCTGACTGCAAATTGCAATACCAGATGGGTGAACACCTGTGTTTTTTATTAGGTTTTCTATAGCTATGGCATTTTCAATAGTTGTTCTGTGAGAAGAACACCACTCATCAAATTTTTCGCTTTCTTCCCTAGCGTTCTTTAGGGATAAAACTTGACCGTGTAATTTAGGTATTAAGTCACTAACATTTTTAGCTTCGTCTTCTTTAGCTTCATCGAAATATTTTGTCGCCTCGCGAATACAAAGCTTAGAACTGAAGGTATTAAAGGTTAGTATTTTAGCGGTGCGACCAGCGTGAGTTTTTTCAATATATTCGATTACCTTCCCTCGCTTCTCATAAGAAATATCATTATCGATATCTGGAAGAACACTACCAACAAGAAACTCTTTGCCGTTATTGTCTGTCACTTTACGCGCTCGACTCTTGGAAACAAATCGCTCAAAAAATAAACCATGTGGGATTGGATCAATGTCCGTTACACCCAAAAGAAACAAGACAAGAGAACCCGCCGCACTTCCGCGACCTCCACCGACAGGGATGTCGTTATCATGACAGAAGTTAATCACATCCCAATTCAATAAAATATAATCAATGAACCCAAGCGTATTGAGGGTGTTTAATTCAAACTTAACGCGATCAATATAGTTTTTCTCTTTTTCTAGACCCTTTGCGACCATACCCTGATAACAAAGCTTACGAACAATTTCGTAATTCGAACTGCCTTTTTTAAGATCCAATTCTTCAAGAACGGATTCATCTACGGGAGTCTGAGGAAGTTCAACACCCGCTGGTTCTACGCAATCATAAACAGTGAAGTCTTTAAACATTGTTTGGTGAATTTTTTATTGGTTATCTATATTTATTTGTCTAAGGCAAATGATCATTGAATGCGCACTATAGTTCTAATGCTTTCTTCAATTTTAAAAACACCTCGAAGCACATCTTTGTGTCGTAGAGAGAATTATGCAACAACTTTTCATTAAAGTCAATGCCAAACAGCTTCAATAACTGCAACTGACTAACGCTCTTCCCCCTTGCTCCGCGCTGGTGCATTAGCTTATATTGCCACGCTAAGAAGTCTGAGCTTGGTTTCCGAATATCTTCTCGGTATGCCCTGCCCAAAGCGCGTGTGTCGTAAATACGATCCAAGTAGCTATAGTCTGGAGTCTCCCCCAACATGTTTTGCATAATCGCGACCATATAAACATCAAAACCCAGCAGGTTTTGACCAACCACTATGTATTCGGGGTTTAAAAGATATTTCTTCAATGCTCCCCATACATCAGCCAAAGGTTGTTTCTCCCTGTTGTATTTTGCGTCACTAAAGCCAGTCATCTTTTTGATCATCGGAGAAAGATTCAAGTCGTCATAATCAACATAAAGATCATGTTCAGAGATTATTTTTTTACCTTGAGCCTCCACCCATGAAATCTGCCAAGGTCGAGAATAACAAAGATTCAAGCCTTCTGTTTCTGTGTCAAAGACAATATATTTTTGGTCGTATTTAAGCATTGGATTGTTCTTTCCAGCTTTGCCAACAAAATTCTTGAGAGCAAAAATGGTTTAGGTTAGGGTTGCTAAAGGTTGGGCTTTTGCCTTGAGAGCGGGAACAGACGGCGCGAAGCATTTGAAACGCTTTGAAGTCTTCTCTGTTTTCGTAGCAAATGGTTTTGACTAAAGTTTTATTGTTGATTTTTAATTTTTCAAGTGTGCGATTAATTTGAAAATCAAACGGATGGTTGTTATCCTCAACCATATAAAAATGATCAACTCCATCCAAGTCGATATTGCTCATACCAAAATGAAAAACATTGTTGTAGACGAAGGAATCGTAAAATGGGACACCGACTCTAATGTTCTGTAGTTTGTCTTTTGTTTCAGAGAAAGCCAAGACACTGGATTCGCTTGTATAGGTGTTTGTGTAAAGATTTTTTATGTCTCGCAAACCTTGGTTATTTTTAGCAAACATAACCAGCTTGCTGAAACGCTCGTTTTCATCAAAAGAGTCAGAAATAACAGGCAATCGGATGCCGAAAACAAGTTTGATTTCTTGTTCAAGGCATTTTTGATTCAGTTCTCGAAAACCATAAAAGTTGTCCTCAACAACACAAATCTGATCAAGATTAGCTTCTTTAACTAATTCAAGAATATGGTCGATGGTTAATATCGATTTGCCGACGCTGAACTGGGTTTTAAACAAAGGTAACATAATAATATCCTATAAACGAGAATATAGGATATATTGACAAACAAGTCAAGAAAGAAAAAGTAATTATAAAATTAACACAATGTAAAGCTAGAGCAAGTTACCCTGTTTTAGTTCTTTTTTTTTATTTTTTAATACCGAAAAATCCACTATAGGAAGTTCATGGTGAACCCACTTATCTTCAAATATAAAAACATCTAACCCATCAATAGTCCAACCATGCTTTTGCAGAAGTCCTCCATAAAAACTCATCTGAAGAGCATATTTAGTCAGCTTGTTGGCTGGCATATTATTAAACGGAGGTAGCGGCTTGCTATGAGACTCAATAACTTCAGCGTTGATGTTAACTTTATAATCTTGAATTCTAGCTATTTTTTTCTTGGAGTCTATGACGCAGAGTCGGTCTACCAAACCACCCCAGCCCGTAGCAGAGTCTGTGATAAGTGCTTCCGCAACAATCTCTTCCGCGTTATGTTCTTTGTCGAGCTTGTTTGTAATCCTACGCAAAGATTTGATTGTTTGCTTTAAAAAAGGATGCTTGGGCATAGCGTAGTTTTCGTTATTACCCTTGCCTGATTTCTTGCGAGCATCAGTTATGATTTTACCAGATTTTTCAAAATTAATATAATGTTCAAGAGCGGCGTGAACAACTGTTCCAAATCCAGCGGCGACCATCCCGTTAGAGTTCCACATTTCTGATATTTCTTCAGCAGGGACTCCCCAATACCGAGAGCATTGACGAGATATTCTTTCTGCGTCAAATGGTTTAAAAAATCGTTTGATGAATGTAGTTCCTCCCTGAAGCACTTTATACTCGCCGTTTTCACAGCGCATATTGTAAATATGCTGAGTATCATTAAAATCAACAATCACATTAGGCTCAGAAAAAGAATGTTTTGTGATAATTACATCTGTTGATGGATAGGCTTCTTTTGGTATGTTAAAACACACATCAACACCGATTATCTCAGATCCTTCAGAATGTTCTGAATCAACGACACCATCTTTCTTATACCAGACTTGCTCTACTTTAGCGGTAACAGAGCTAAAATTTTCATGACACCATGACTGAATGACAAAAGATACCCCCTCTTTTTTTCTAGGAACATAACCCAACTTTAGACCCTTGTATTCTAAACGTATAGCCTTGCTGTCAAAACTATTAGTTGGTTCTGCAATTAGCTCCATTGAAGATCCTTCTTCTATCTTTTCGTATTTTAAATCGGGGTTGCTTTCCAGAGCAAACGAGATCCCTGCGATACCTACTGTAACTTTAGTCATAATGAAATTTATATAGTTTTTTGAACTTAGCCAAACTCTTGGCAAAAGCTTTATTTCCGCCCTGCCGCTTTTCAGCATACGCATTATGCATATTTTGAGCAATTGATATTACAGCCTCACAAGAGGACTTATGGTCATGAGATTCACATCTGGTCTTATATAATTTTATATCCTCCGAACTCATTTCTCCAAAATCATTTTCGTGAGGGGGGACAAAGAAAATCATTTCAAAATCTACAGACTCAAGAAGTTTAAAAATAGATTTTACAGCACCTTCAAATCCCGCATTCTTTTCGCTGTCAAAGTCGTTGTTGAAAGAAATGTAAATTCTCTCTAACCCAAGTGTTGATAGACGAGAAACAAATTTAGGAGATAGGCTAACACCGAAAGAAACAAGGCTGTTGTGAATCCCCTCTTGATATAAAGAAAGACAATCACCAATAGATTCTACAATATGAACAGACTTACTTGATTCTATAGCAGATGGAACAGATCTATCAAGATGATAAGGATAAAACCAAGTATTTTTCTTACCCATATGAATCCATTTTGGGGCATCAAAGTCCACAGCCTTTCGACCAGAAAATCCATGAACCCTGCCATCAGATCTAACGATAGGAAATACAAACCGACGATACATTTTTCCAGAAGTAGCCAGCCCACTCTTAAATATTTTAAGAGTTTTTTCTGATATCTTTGGATTTATTTTTTGGTATAAATCATATTGCGGCAAAAGTTTTTGCAAGCAAGTGATTGAATAGCTTTTTTCTTCGTTCAAAAGATGTTTCTTGGGTTGATGAGTTTTATTGATTAAATTCCTCGCGTTCGTTAAATACTTCTTAACTTCAACAGAATCTTTACAGCCTATAGTTTGTTCTATTAGAGCATCGATGGGCAAATACATTGTGTCTTCAACAAAGTCCTTCCATACTCCACTATCTTTGTAGATTTGAAGTGCTGTTGGATTGTCTCCCCCTCTATAAAGAGCGTTTGTCTGCCAATAAGCGCCACAGTCTTTGAGTTTGTATCCAAGGTTTTGAAGTATTTCTTGTATGTTATGCATCGCCGCGCAGTATTTCTGGTAGACTTGTGTCCTCTTCTGGAGTGGTAGAGTTTGGTTCAAGAGATATACCATTGCGGAAATTAGCTATATCTTGCAGATCTCCACATTCCTCAACCGCGAAGTTGTTAATTTTAAGGTTGATGAAATTACGTTTACTTGTCCCGTCTGGCATATTTACAGGATTTATGTGACGCAAAGCATCCTTGCCTAAATGTCGAGCCTTCAAAGGAACAAGCTTATGAGTCCCAAATTGTTCTCCATCCTCAGTGATTTCATCTACAACCTTCTGTCTTAAAAGGAAAAGCCAAGAACAAAAATGAGTAATTGCATCAGACAGAGAGACAACACTTTCGTCATCGACAATGCTCTCTACGCCACGGTTGGTTGTTATGCCAAGTCGGTTTGATTGAACAGATGTAAGCATTGACACACAAGGCTCGCCATCAAAACACAGGTCACGATGAATAGTTTGCTTGAACTTGTGAACCATATAAGCCACTTGCGCCCAACCATCATTTTTACCCATGTTGGCAAAATCTGTCTTGATGTAGTCGAAACTGAAGATCATCTCGTTACCTCGACCGATCTTAGAATAATAAATACGCTTGAGTTGAGAACACATTTCGTCAGCATCCATTCCAGCAACATTCACATAATAAAGCTTCATGCCATGACCTTCTTTGATTTTTTTAAATGTTTCACGAACCTTTCTGACAACATCTTCTGCACTCCAGTTGTTGTAACCAGTAGTTCGCCATTTTCCAGTCTCAAGAAGCCACATAGGGACACCACTCATTGCAGAACATTGGCGCATAATAAGTTCCTCTTCACTCATTTCCCCATTATCGAAATGAACCACTGGAACTCCATGCTCCGCACCTGTTCGGGTGCAATAGTCTAAAGCTAAACTAGTCTTACCTTGACCAGATCTAGCTACAATAACAGTAATGTTACCTGCTCGCAAAATAGGTCCATAAATTTCATTGATACGCCTATGTGGACCTGTTAAGCCAAATTCTTCTTGAGGGTTGTTTCCGCGCTCCTCAATCATGTCTTCCATGATTTCGAAAAGATCAACAACATTAGAGTTACCCGCTTCAAAATTTTGAAGGTCTTTGTTATAGATATTGTCAGCTTTATCAAGAATATCTTGGTAGCCCATTGTCGGATCTACCTTTTTTACAAATTTGGCTGTTTTAGAACATGAGTCGTAAATTGTTCGGCAGAGCGACTTCTTCTTAAGTTCTGCAACGCAGGTTAGAAATACATCTTCTGTTATTTTAAAGTAAGCGAGAGAGTGAATAAATTCACTGATTTCAATATTGTCTGGAAAACTAACGCTTAGACCTTTCATTTTCTCAATGAGAATTGTATCGTCAATTGCCTCGCCTTTATTGAGAGATGCTCGGATCAACTTGAATATAGAGATGTTAACTTTAGAGTCTTCACTATAAAAGTCATCATCTGTAATAAGTGAGGCGATTTCTTCCCACTTGTGCTGATGCTGTAGTAATCCACTGAGGACTTTCTTTTCTATGTCAAAGGAGTAAATCATTCTGCTGTTTGTTCGGAGTATATTTGTATTGTTTTTTCTAAGGCTATTTTTACACACGCATTAGACATTCTGCTTGTCAAGGTCGGTTGACCCTCTTCATTTATATAAAATAAAAAATAACCTTTGTTCGCCCCATCTTCAGAGCCTGTTGAATCATAAAGTTTGCTTATGATTGAAACTGGTATTTTTAATTCTTGTTCTTCTATTATTTCTCCTGTCATATTGCTCCTAATTCTTTAAGTAATTCTGTAGATATTGAATCACATTGCAAGACCCGAATCATGGTAATGTTGTTTTTTTCACAATAAATTTCTTTATCGTTATCCCTGCACAGTTGTTTTAAATAATTTTGCTTAGATTTGCCGTGAAAATGTTTGTTGTATTTATAATGTTGCTCTCCATCAACCTCAAGAGCAATCTTCCTAGAGGCATTATAAAAATCTATAGTCATTCTAGTGCCAACAACAGGCAGTTCCTCAAAGACCATGTCACAAAACCAATGAGGTTGTAATAAATCTTTTACGCTCTTCTGTAGCTTGCTTCTGCTACCCAACTCCCAATCAATTTTATATTTATGAGAGCTAGGTAGCTTTTTTTTAGCACCGTATGATGTGTAAAAAATCATGCACTTAAGATATTTTTTTCAACAAACTTGCGTAAATGCAAAGTCAATTTTTCACTATCCTCTAGGATGGTATATATCTTATTCATTCCTTGAATCTTATCTGGAAATTCAAAGCCGCCCGATTTGATGTATTCGGCAAGCTCTTCTTCAACAGCAAACCAAGATCCACTCTTAGAAAAGAAACCCCAAGAAAGAAGCAGGTCTACAATCTCACGTTCAATCCAGACACTCTTTCCTCCATTACGCCCATATTTGATTGGATACTTAATTAAGCGACCCGTTGTTTCATTGTCAGACTTTCTCACTCTAGCTTTAACATAATGTCCAATACCTTTATTGGTATCACTCATTTGTTGGTCTGGTTTCTCAAGAATTTTATCTTTTTGGAACTGACGTTCAAATTCAAAAACCCAATTAGGGTAATGGGATAGAGCATGAGCGCCTGAAGCACTGGTAGTGCTGTTCGGATCAAGGCTTTCGTATTGACCCTTAATGGTCGAACGGACTTGAGAAATCAAGATGCAAAGATGACCGAACTTGCCCATACCCAAGCTGACACGACGAAGAAAATCGGAAGACAGTAACGCTCCTCCAGCGACTTTGTTAGCCTCACTTGTGCTTTTCTTAGCATCATCTTTCGGGATTAAACTATCCATGCTGTCGATAATCATACAAAACCGAGTTTTATTTGGGTTATTTGACATTATTCCGCGAATGAAATCAAAAACAAAATCGTAAATGTTTGATTGCAGAACAAGGCATGTGCCGTCAACCCATTCTGATACATCGTAAACAAACTTAACTCCAGATCGAGCCTTCATTTTTTTACCAAGTCTACCTTCGGCTTGAATAAATAAACCTCTTGAGTTTTCTTGAGAATCAAGCATTTCATACATAACCTGCAATGCTTCACTTGTTTTACCGCACTCATTACCACCACAGAAACGAAGTAAACCAGCGAGGAATCCGCCGCCAATTTCTGAATCCATAATCATAGAACCACTCGAAATGAAGTCATCCTCTGCGATGGATTCTTCAAAGTTCAAATGGTGTTCTTTATTGCTCTTCATGAATCCACTTGCGAAATCACGAACATCTGCTTTTGTCTTTTCTTGTTTTTTAGTTTTCACGCTCATTTAAAAATTTTCTAATTGATCTAATTCTAGGCTTTACTATATCTTCTCCTATTTTATCCGAACCTTCCACAAATATTTCTTTGTTTTCTGGATTGTAATAAAATTCTCTATGCTTTTTGGTTAAATAATCTCTACCCGCTTTGGAGCGTAGGTAAGTGATGCCGCCAGAAAATTTAAATGGCGGTTTAACCTTTGACAAGAAATCAATATCATTGTCAAACAAAGTAAATATGTTTGTTGCAATGGTTATATCTAGTCGGAAATTAGTTGATTTTTCTCCACCGAGCATTCGACGAATAAAAGCCAAACGCTCTCTATAGAAAGGGTTAGCTTTTTTTCTGGGTTTGGCGGCTTTCATAACCTCTCCACAATGCTTGCAGGTTGAGGATCTAGCACCAATCAACTGCTTGCATTTGGGACATTCTTTTTGACCTCTTGGCATACATAAGTATTATGCGACAAGTTGAAAAATTTGTCAACATGTTTTTGGAAATTTAAAAACCTGTTCTCTGTTAAGAGAGGTTTGTTTACTTTATCTCAAAAGTATGCCAACAACTCCTGATGCCGCGACAGCAGATCCAATAGCCGTTGTTTTATTAGAAAAGGCTTCGCCCTGTGCCTTGGTTGCAGTTGAATGATCAACAGATATTGCTGTCCATGTTATTGATCCATCAGCGCCTTGTATATACTGAACTTGATCCATATCTGCATTAAATTTAGCAATCAGCTTTCCATCTTGATAAAATTTAGTGCTTGCACAAGAAACCAAGAAAAACAAAGGAAAAATTAGTATTGTTTTCATGATAAGTCTTTATTAAGCATTTTTTTGACAAGACCATAAAAGTCTGTTTTTCTAACCCATTTAAGCTCTTCTTCTGCTCTTGTGGGATCACCTAGCAATAATGAAACTTCTGCTGGTCGATAGTATTTTGGATTGATCGTTACAAGCACCTTATCTCCGTGAATGTATTTTTGATCCAGACCTTGACCCTCCCAACGACACTCTTCAGCACCGAAACCAGAAAAGCCAAAAGCCGCTTCAACAAAATCCCTAATAGAATATGTCTCACCAGAGGCTAGAACGTATTCACTTAAATCTTCATAAGAGTTTGCTTGTTGATTTAACATCTTCCAAATGCCGTCAACGAAATCTTCAGCGTCCGACCAGTCTCGTTTTGCATCTAGATTACCAAGTTGCAATGGCGTGATTTCTTTGCCTTCCCTGATCTCTTTTATAATGTTAGCCACGCCCTTGGTTACTTTGCGAGTAAGAAACTCCTCGCCCCTCCTTGTTCCCTCGTGATTGAATAACCATCCTTGGATGGCGTATAAATTGTAACTTTCACGCCACACCTTTACCAGATGCCTTGCGGAAGCCTTAGAAGCTCCGTATGGGCTTCTTGGTCGCAGAGGGTGAGTCTCGTCTTGCGGAGAGAATTCAACGTCTCCAAACTCCTCGGACGAGCCAGCATTATAATACCTGCACTCTGGACAGTGCTTGCGAATAGCCTCAAGCTGATACAGGACTGCCATGCAGTTTGTATTCATGTGGTTTTCTGGCATGTCCCAGCTAACACCAACAAAAGAGTTTGCCGCAAAGTTGATAAAGTAGTCGGGTTTTTCATCCGAGATAACACGATCAACATTGGATTGATCTGTAATGTCTAGATCAATCAGTTTGAAGCGGTTGTTATTAACCAAGTGTTTTATATTCTCATGGTTTTTAACTGAGAGTCGGCGGACACCAGCGATAATATCGATGTCCGTATTTGCTAACAAATAGTCAACCATATGGCTTCCATCTTGACCTGTTACCCCTGTGATTATTACTTTTTTCATTATCCCTTGTTTTTAATATCATACAAACCAGAACGAATAAATTCAAGTAAAGATTTAATTATGCGAATTTCTGTTTCTTGATTGTTGAAGTTTTCTGAAATAAACTTAGCACCGTTTTTTGCAATAGATTCGCATTCTTCGTCGTTTTCGCGACACCAATCTAAAACAATATTAAGATCAGAGAAGTCTGGTTGAACCTCTATATAGTGAACCCCGCTTTCTAGGAAATCTTCGCAAAGCCAAGAGTGAAACCTAGGCTTGGGCATTATGGGAACAGAATTAGAGGCTAGTATCCAATTAAGAGAAGAGGACTTATCGTTGCCGTCAAGAATTGGCAAAAACTTTCTCTTTAAAAAGTCCTGCCTTGTGCAAAATCCCTTTAGCCATTCTTTTTTATAAAGGTATGGTGCAGACTTGTAGTTTTGAGAATAGTCGGAAAATGCAACATCGTGTTCTGAAAAGTATTTGGACACAAAACCGATGCGGTCATTGCAATGAATATCGTGTCCTGTGTCCGCGCCCCTCCAGAAAACTTCGTTTTTTTTATCATTCCATTCAATGTCTTGAGAAAGATCTAAATTCCAGTGTCTACCGCTATTTAAGTTGGCAATAACTCCCTTACTTAATTTATTGAAAGTGTCGCGAGTTTTAACTAGAACAGGGTAGTTGACTCCAGTATAAGGCTTGTCTCCACAGCAAAACCAAAGCTTTTCTAAGTTGTTTAGACTGACGTATTTTATTATGTCAGGGTCATAGTGCGCTCTAGACAGACATTGCTTATTTCGAGCGTCAACACAAAATGGATGGTCAAACAATTCGTGAGGAGAGAAGTCAAAAGGTTCTTCTTTGAAGTTTAAATTTTCATATCCTAGGTAGTAGGATATCCTCTGTTCGTCCGATAAAATCATCCTACTGGCACTAAGTTATTAAAATCAAAATCATCATCAATATCCTTATCTCCAACTTTGTAGAATCGGTAAACATCATTTAGATATTTCTCTTCGCGTATACATTGTTTGACGGCATCTGTCAAATCACCAGTAATGATGTGATTTTTTACAGCTTCAAAATCTTGAATATCTAATTCTATCTTAGCCAACTCATCAAAAAACTTTTTTCTGATAGCATATCGTCTATTGATAAAATCGCGGTCATGTTCACACTTTAAGATAAGGTGGTTAGTGTTGGGGAATAAATAATATTTTAAATTGTGGTCAACAAATTCATGTTTGTCGCGGTGAAGGTGGCGCACATTTTGCCAATACTCGTCTTTCCAAAAAGGAAGTGAAGATATTTCAAGGCTGTTGGTAATACCAGAAACCCCACTATGAGGGTTGTGAACGTAAGCTGTGCGCTCGTTGAATTTAAAAAGGAAATGTTTGTTGCGGCAAAATACTCCATCAATAAGATTTTCATCGAAGCGTTTAACAAGATCAGGTAGTTGTTCGGCAAAATCCAAATGCATACGCTCTAGAGTGTCAATTGTCATAAACCAGTCACCATATTTTATTGGACCGTGATAAAGACCAATATTTCGGCTGAAGTCTGTTCGATTGCACCAAGGGACACATATTAACTCATTGTCTTCACAGTTCTCAGATAGGTATTGATATCCTTCGTCTTCCAAGTCTTTGTTCTTAGACTGTTCAAAGGGATCGGTGTGATAAACCCATACCATCCCATCAAAGTATTTCTTGATAGGCTCAATAAGTTCCTTTAAGTGATTACCGTTGCCAGCGTTAGTCATTCCTGTTAGCCAAAGTTTCATCCTATATGTTGTACTTAAATTTTTTGTGGATCGTAAAAAGAAAATGGAGTTGTCTAATTTTTAAGTAAGATAATTACTTCTCACTTAATTAACTAACCCTCACAAGAAGAGCAATTCATGATAGACCTCGCCAGTTCTTGACTAGGATTCATGCTTCGCTGATAGTAAAAACCCTTTAACCCCATTTCCCACCCAAGGATCATTAATTCGCTAACTTCTTTTGGTGAAGCCTTGGGGTGAATCATCAGATTTAAAGACTGACCTTGGTCAATATACTTTTGACGTTGAGAAGCTTGAATTACAATTTCTTTTTGTGAAATTTCACCGAAAGTCTTGAACACATCTTTCTCGTGATCGCTAAGAAAATCTAAATGTTTGACAGAACCATCATTATGTAATATTGATTTCCAAATAGCTTGCGTGTTTTTACCCTTAGACTCCAATAATGACTCCAAGTGTGGACTTCTAATTGTAAATTTACCCTTGGCTGAGTTCTTTGTATAGTAATTAACCGTGGGTTCAATGCCTTGAGAAACCTGTCCCAATATAAGCGAGCTTGTGGTTGTTGGAGCGACAGCCATAGTGGTTGTATTTCTACGACCATAACCTTCAAGAACTTCTGGTTCTCCAAAAATATCAGCCAGTTCCTTTGTCGCTTTGTCTGCTTTCTCCCTGATTGTTTTAAATATTTCTGAATTTTTTAATTTAGCTTCCATGCTTTCAAAGGCAATCATATTGCTTTGAAGGTAAGAATGCCAACCGAGAACGCCCATGCCTAAAGCCCTATGACGACGAGCAAACCTGTGATCAGCCTCCATATATGGCAAATCTTTGGTTTTGTTGATATATTCTTCCATAACAGAGTCAAGGAAGTAAACCATCGTTTCGACAGCGTCGGTCTCTTTTATCTCATCCCACCTCTCCAGATTAAGAGAAGAAAGACAACAAACAAACGACTCTTCTGGAGAGGAGGGTAGAGAAATTTCATTACACAGGTTAGAAGCATATATCTTCATGTCCTTATCCTTGTAAGCATCGGGCGCATTCTTATTTGCCGTGTCTTGGAAGAAAAGATATGGGTATCCAGACTCAAATTTTTTCTGAACAATCTTAGCCCAAATTTTACGCTTGCTGACATCTCCGTTTTGCATATCTTCCATCCATTTGTCTGTGATGGTGACCGCAAACGATAAGTCCTGAATAGGATGACCGTCAGATCTGATGCGCAAAAACTCTTCTATGTCGGGGTGTTCAACAGGCAGGTAGGCGGCAAAAGATCCTCGTCGGACACTGCTTTGAGAAACTACAGAGGTGACCTTGTCGAACAACTCCATAAAATGGACAGACCCTGTGGAAGTGCCTCCAGTGCTAATAGATGAACCTCTAGAGCGAAGATCACCGAAGTAACCAGAAGTTCCTGCTCCATTTTTAGTTTGGATTCCGACCTCTGATTGTTTCGTTAGGATACCCTCCATTGTATCGGGGACAAAAACGCCGTTACAAGAAACAGGCAAACCTCTTACTCTTCCATAGTTAGCCCAAACAGGGCTAGAAAGCGAGTAAAAACCAAGAGACATGTAATGTTCAAACTTTTGACATAAATCACCAAACCTTTCCTTGTGTTTGTCGGGTGCGCGGGATGTAAAGTCTTTCTGAAAAGATTCCCCGACACTGAGTATTCTCTCCTGTAAGCTTTCGCCTTCAAGATACCCTCTGTCTAAGATTTGTTTTGATATTTCGTTGTTCCAATAATATTTTTTCATGCAAATACGCTGTCTAGGTCAAATGTTTGTGATTTTTTTGAATATTCTACAGGTCGAGAATGGAAAAAGTCTGTTGAATTGTTTCCCATTAACTCCTCTTCAAACCACATTGTATCTTGAATGATATTATTGTCAACATCAAATGCTTTAGGAAATGAAATTTGTTGTAAAGAGTCGTTTATACGCTCTTTAATGAATTCTTTGAGAAGAGGCGCACTCAGTCCTTGCTCATCAATACCATTGACCATCCAGTCTATGATTTTAGATTCGGCAAAATAAGCTTGCTCCGCTTCATGCATGATTCTATCTTCCAACTCTTTATCAAAAAGCTCTGGATGCTCTTCTTTAATAGTGTTGATGAGCTTGATACCAACCTGAGCGTGGATATTCTCCTCGTTCCTTGTGTAACGAACCTGCTGTTCTGTATCTTTTAAGACGTTCTTGTTTCTTGAAAACCAATTGATAATATAAAACTGGCTCATGAGAGATACGTTCTCAACAAAAAGAGTAAATAGTATTAAAGAATAAACATACTGCTTCTTGCTGTCTTTGTAATATCTGTGATTATACTTTCGCAGATAGTTAACCCGACCCTCGATAAAATCAAGCTTGAGGTTTTCTTCAAATACATCCTCAAGACCAAGAACTTTAAGTAGTCTCTCGTAAGCGTTATTGTGGATTACCTCTACGTTAGCCATAACATAGCCCAGATCTGTAAGAGATGGGTGTGGTAAGTTGTCTCCTAGTTTCGCCCAAAATTTCTTAACGGCGACTTCGATTTGACCAATGGCAGAAAGAGTTCTAACAATAATCTCTCTTTGTTGATCGTCCATCGTGGTGTTGAAATCTTGAACATCAGAAGAGAAGCTAAACTCTTTGTCTGTCCAAAAGCCATTATGCATGACTTCAATAAATTCTTCTGCCCACGGGTAATAATTCGGCTTCCTTGATACTTGTTCTTCGAAAATCATTGTGTTTATGTTTACACGAATGTAACCCGTGTCGAAGAAAAAAGCAAGGTAAATCTCGCCTAATAGTAGATATAATTTTTACACTGGAGTTTTCTTCTTATAAAGAAATAAATATAGTGTCTTACAGTGTTTTATATATGAACGTAGTGAATAATTAAAACACAATTCTTTAACCTGACTTTAACTTCAGCGTCTCGCTTAGATACTTATTATAAAAACCTCGTCCAAAAAATCTACAAAAACTTCACTTTTTTTTCATCTTGACTTTTTTACTATATTGCACATAATAGTATACGTATATGGACTTAACTAAATCAACAGATCAAGAGTTAGCCGCACAAGTGAGAGAAACCGCTTGTGATGAAGATGCGTTAAAAGAATTAATCTTTAGGCATTCTGGTATTTTTATGGATATGCTAAAAGCATATGGCGGTAAAAGTTTTAACCAAAACCAATTGAATGACTTTATAGACCAGAAAGACTCTGTTATATATGAAGCCGCCCAGAAGTACGATCCAGAAAGGTCGAAGTTTTCTACCTTCTTGGCTAACACGACTAAATACTTATGTTTGTCGGAGAAAACTAAATTCCAAAAACACAGTATAATGACAAGTCTGGAAGAGACGGAATTTTGTCAGAGTGATAACTCTCCCACTCCAGACGAAGATTGTTTGCAAAACGAATCCATGGAGAAAATTAAAGACATGATAACTAATTATCATGACAAGCGTGTGCAACAAATATTCAAGATGCGATACTTTGAAACTAACAATAACAAGCTTACGCCATGGAAGAAAATAGCCAAAACCTTAGATCTTTCAGCGCAAAGCTGTATAAACATTCACGACAAAACACTTAAAATTTTCCAAAACCGAGTAAAAAATGAACAAACAATTGAATTTTGATGCGCCCCTAAACTCCCTTAGCTTGGGCAATGTGAGCTTTAACTTTATGCGAGAGCTTCACAGAAAAGGCGTAGACGTAAACCTTTTCCCTGTTGGGGATAAAGCAGAGCTAGCCGCCTATGATAAAAAATCTGATAAACTTGTTGAGTATATCAAGAAATCAGGTCAATCCAGATACTCTAACTTAAACCCTAACACGCCGACACTTCGAGTTTGGCACATTAATGGCAGTGAACGCTGGATAGGAAAGGAACAATACCTATACACGTTTTACGAACTTGATAGCCCAACCGAGGCTGAGATCAATATTGTTAAAGCCCAGAAGCATGTTTTCTTTTCTTCTTCTGACGCTTGCGATTCTTTTAAATCTGCTGGGTGTGATAACGTATCTCACGTCCCACTAGGATTCGACCCTGATTTTTGTAAAACCGATAAGGAGTATATGGACGATGTTACTCATTTTGGTTTGGTCGGCAAATTTGAACGGCGCAAAAATACATCTCTAATCATCCAGTCTTGGTTGAAGCGTTTTGGAAACAATCCAAAATACCAACTTACTTGTTTGGTTAATAATCCATTTTTTGCAAAAGAGACTATGGATGAGATGTTGCAGTATAGCTTAATGAATCAAAGTTGGAGTAATATAAACTTCCTACCACATCTTACTACCAACTCAGAGGTTAACGAACTCACCAACTCAATTGACATTGATTTATCAGGTCTTTCAAATGGCGAGGGTTGGAATCTGCCAGCGTTTAATGCGACGGCTCTCGGCAAGTGGAGTATAGTTTCAAACTGTTCGTCTCACAAAGATTGGGCGAAAAAAGATAATTGTATTCTTGTTGAGCCAGAACACAAACAGCCATGCTACGACAACATATTTTTCCACGAAGGTCTTCTTTTTAACCAAGGCAGTTATTATAAAATCTCCGAAGAAAAAATCTTTTCAGCTTTTGAAACGGCTGTCGTTATGGCGAAACAACCGAACAAAGAAGGCGAAAAACTGAAAAGCGAGTTCACCTACGAGAAGAGTATCGATAAAATTTTAAGTGTAATCTTTCAATAGTATGCCTATCTACCTATATCAAAACCCAGAAACCGAAGAGGTTAAAGAAATCATTCAAACAATGAATGAAGAACACGTATATCAAGAAGACGGCGTAGACTGGAAGCGTATTTTCACAAAACCCAACGCTTCGATTCAATCTCTAGCAAGCCTAGATCCATTTAACAAACGAGACTTTATCGATAAGACTGGAAATATGAAAGGCACGGTCGGAGACATGATGGGTCTTGCAGAAGAAATGTCAGCACAGAGATCAGAAAAAACAGGCACAGAAGATCCCGTGAAGCGCAAATTCTTTGATAATTACGAAAAAAATATTGGTAAAAAACACTTGGCAGACAAACCCAAGAGAATTGAACGCAACGGCATTAGCGTTGATTTAGATTAAGAAACCACTCCTGAACTTGTTATAGTTGTTCCATCGATAGTAATATCAACAGTATCTGAACCAATAACAAAATTACCCGTTTGAACATACGAACCAGTTTGTGATTCTAAATCTCCTACTCGGACTTCCAGATCGTCTACTCGGACTTCCAGATCGTCTATTAGGTTTTCCAAATAGTTTTTAGCTGAATCAATAGCGTCATTAACGTATCCTAATAAAGCCACTTGTTCGCCATTATACCTCATTGCTGATCCAGTAAAATCAAAAGTTGATCCAGTAACATCAAAATTACCTGATCCGTTTATATCACCGATTATTGTCGTGTCTCCACTAACAGTAAAATCATCGTTAAAATCTGCGGGTGCGTTAACAGTAAAATTATTTTCAAAATCTGCGGTTCCGTTAAATATTGAACTTCCACTTACATCAATATTATCCTCAAAAACTGTACCATTAATAAATCTTTGACCGCTGTCAAACTCAACATAAAGAGTATTACTTGCCTCTATTTCCCTGTTTGCATTGTTGTCTCCCAACATCATGCTTCCTGTGACACCACTTGGAAACGTGACAGTATTGCCACCAATCAAAACGTTACCTGAAGAAGCGGGTTGAAAATAAGAGTCCTTCGAAAATAATATTGTATTATCTTCTCCTCCAATCAAGTTGCCGTCTCCATTAACTACAAAGTTGCCTTCTCCACTTATAGTTGAGTTTGTTCCACCAATAAGCATACCTCTATCTCTATCGAACACAATGCTTGGTGACATTTGAGGTATTCTTCTAAAATTAATTGTTAAGTCGCCGCTAATGTCAAAATCGCCAGTTAAGAATCGGCTCAACTCAACTTTGAAACCAGTAGTTAGGTCTGTAAACGCCAAATCACCACTATTACTAAAAAAAGTGGGCATTTGCAACTGTTGAGGTTGAATTTTATTGAAGTTCATGATACAATAGGTTACTTAACAAATTACACGTAAATCATGAAATAT